AGTTCCGTAAAGATGGAAGTAACTGTAGATACTATGGTCAATGGAGAGAATTTCATAGACTTAGGTTATATGCAAGAGGAGAACAATCAGTAGGTAAATATAAAAATGAATTAGCTATTGATGGTGATTTATCTTATTTAAACTTAGATTGGACGCCTGTTCCAATCATTCCTAAATTTGTTGACATTGTTGTCAATGGTATGTCCGATAGACTATTTAAAGTTAAAGCATATTCTCAAGATGCTATGTCTCAATCAAAAAGGAGCAAATACCAAAATATGATTGAGGGGCAAATGGTTGCTAAACCTGTGTTAGAAACTATAAAGCAAGAGACAGGTTACAATGCTTTTACTATGGACCCTGAAAAGCTTCCTGAGTCTGATGAAGAATTGAGTTTATATATGCAGCTTAATTACAAACCTGCAATTGAGATAGCTGAAGAAGAAGCTATCAATACTATATTTGATGAGAACCATTACGAAGACATTAGAAAAAGACTTGACTACGATGCTACCGTACTTGGTATATCTATAGCGAAACACGAGTTTTTACAAGGAACAGGTGTACAAATATCTTATGTTGACCCTGCTAATGTTGTATATAGCTATACTGAAGACCCTTATTTTAAAGATTGTTTCTATTGGGGAGAAATTAAAACACTTCCTATTACCGAGTTAATGAAGATTGACCAGCGTTTAACTAAAGAAGATTTACAAGAGATAACTCAATACAGTCAAGGTTGGTACGATTATTTTAACGTAGCTCAATTCTATGAGAATAGTGTATTCTCTCGTGATACTTGTACGTTAATGTATTTTAACTATAAGACTACTAAGAAAGTAGTTTACAAAAAGAAAATACTTGATAATGGTGGTTCACGTGTAATTGAAAAAGACGATACTTTCAATCCTCCAACAGAGATGATGGAAGAAGGAAACTTCGAGAAGATAGAGAAAACTATTGATGTATGGTATGAAGGTATTATGGTTATGGGTACAAATATTCTTTTACAATGGAGATTGTCTGAGAATATGGTAAGACCGAAATCAGCTTCACAACACGCATTGCCAAATTATGTTGCATCAGCACCACGTATGTACAAAGGGGCTATTGAGTCTTTAGTTCGTAGAATGATACCATTTGCTGACCTTATCCAAATTACGCATTTAAAGTTACAACAAGTAATTAATCGTGTGGTACCTGATGGTGTATTTATTGATGCCGATGGTCTTAATGAGGTTGACTTAGGTAATGGAGCGGCTTATAATCCTGAGGATGCTTTAAGATTATACTTCCAAACCGGTTCGGTAATCGGTAGAAGCTTTACTCAAGATGGAGACTTTAATAATGCTAAGGTTCCAATTACACAATTAAGTTCTAATACAGGTGTAGGAAAAACACAAATGCTTATTGCTAATTATAACCACTATATGGATATGATTAGAACTGTAACTGGTTTAAATGAAGCAAGAGATGGTTCTACTCCTGACCCACATTCATTAGTTGGTTTACAAAAATTAGCAGCTTTAAATTCAAATACAGCTACACGTCATATTCTTGAAGGTGGTCTATATATTTATCGTTCAATGGCAGAAGCATTGACTTATAGAATTGGAGATATATTAGAATACTCTGACTTTAAAGATGAGTTTATAAACCAAATAGGTAGATACAATGTATCTATATTAGGAGACATTGCTGACCTTTATATTTATGACTTTGGTATCTTTATTGAGGTTGCACCTGATGAAGAACAAAAAGCACAGCTTGAAGCTAATATTCAAATGGCATTATCTAAAGGAGACATTAACCTTGAGGATGCAATTGACATTCGTGAGATTAGAAATCTTAAACTTGCTAATCAGTTATTGAAGATGAAGCGAATTAAGAAACAAGACCGTGAGGAGCAAATGAAAATGCAACAACAAGCAATGATGGCTCAACAACAATTGAAGTCTCAAGAGATGGCAGGTCAGTTAGCTATGCAGAAAATGCAAGTTGAATTGCAGACTAAGATGCAGTTAAAACAAATGGAGACTGAATACAATATTAAAACAATGCAAGTACAAGCTGAGTTAAAATCTCACTTGATGGCTGAAGAGTTTCAATACAACCAACAACTTAATGGTATTGAAATGCAAACCTTAAGTAAGCGTGAGCAAGACAGAGAAGATGCTAAGGCTAAGCGTATTAGCCAACAAAATACAGAGCAATCAAAGTTAATAGACCAAAGAAAAAACAACTTACCTCCGTTAAATTTTGAATCTAATGAAGACAGTTTGGACGGGTTTGATTTGTCAGAATTTGAGCCTCGATAAAATATCAAAAAAATTGTATAGCTTTGTAAAAAATTAAATCAAATAAAATCAAATTAAATGGAAATGAAAGTAAGATTATTAGATGGCTCTGAAGAAAAAGGAACCGCTCAAGTAGAACAAGAGTTACTTGAAAAACACGAACAACAATTTGAAGAGGTACAAAATATTGTACAAGAAGATACACAACAACAAGAGGAAGTTGTACAACAAATTGTTCAACAGCCTGAATTAGATGAAGAACAAGTTCTTTCATATATTGGAAAAAGATATAATAAGCAGATAAATTCATTAGATGAATTAACAGCAGAAAGGAAAGAAGCTGAGGCTTTACCTGAAGATGTTGCTGCTTATATGAAATATAAAAAGGAAACAGGAAGGGGATTTGAAGATTTCTTAAATCTTAAGAAAGATTATGATTCAATGGAGCCTGAAAGTTTACTTAAAAGTTATTTATCAGCAACTCAAGAAGGACTTGATGCTGAGGATATTGATTCTTTAATGGATGATTATCGTTTTGACGAAGATATTGACGATGAGTCACACATTAAAAGAATTAAAATCGCAAAGAAAAAGGCTGTTGCTGAAGCAAAGAAATTTTTCAATTCTCAAAAAGAAAAATACAAAGTGCCACTTGAGTCAAGTGTTCCGCTTGTTTCTGACGAGGAAAGAGAGATTTACGAAAGCTATAAGCAATATACCCAACAAGCGAAGACGATTGACGAAGAGAATGAAAGAAAAAGAAATTGGTTTAACCAAAAATCTGATGAAGTATTTAATAGAGAGTTCAAAGGTTTTGAGTTCAATGTTAATGACAAAAAAATCACTTTCAATCCCGGAGAAGCCAATGAACTTAAAAAGGCTCAAGCCACACCTGCTAACTTTATTAATAAGTTTTTAGATGAGCAAGGGTTAATTAAAGATGCAGCTGGTTATCACAAATCATTAGCAGTCGCTATGAATCCTGAGAAGTTTGCTAAGTTCTTTTACGAACAAGGTCAAGCTGATGCAACAGAAGGTACTATGAAGAGCATTAAAAACATTCAAATGTCTACAAATAGAGCGCCTGAGGTTACAAAATCAACGGAAGGAATGCAGGTAAAAGCGGTGAATCCTGATTCCGGTAGAAGTCTTAAAATCCGTAGTATAAAAAGATTATAAACTAAAAACAATTTAAAATGGCAAGTGCTTTATTAAACAACCCTACTTATGCATTACAACCGTCAGCGGAGCAAGTAGCGTTATCAACAAACTACATTACCAACTTTAACTTCTTGAACCAGTATCTTCCTGATACTTACGAAAAAGAATTTGAAAGATATGGTAATAGAACCATCGCATCATTCTTAAGAATGGTAGGTGCTGAGATGCCTTCTAACTCTGACCAAATCAAATGGGCGGAACAAGGACGTCTTCACATTAAGTACACTAACTGTACTTCAGGTGCAGCAATTAACTCTCCAACAGCAACTTTTACAGTAGCTGATTCAGGTGTAACTTACATCGCAATTAGAGTTGGTCAAACTGTTATGATTCAAAACAACACTTCAGGTGTTTTCAACAAAGCAATCGTTACTGCGGTTCCTTCAGCAACTACTTTCACAGTAGCTTACTACGAAGCAGCAGGTCAAGCTTTTGCTTTGTCTACAGCTTGTACTGTATTCATTTACGGTTCTGAGTTCAAAAAAGGAACTAACGGAATGGTTGGTTCATTAGAAGCAGAAGATGACATCTACAGCAACAAACCAATTATCATTAAAGATAAGTATGCTGTTAATGGTTCTGATATGGCTCAAATCGGATGGGTTGAAGTAACTACTGAAAACGGAGCTACTGGATACTTATGGTATTTGAAATCAGAGCACGAAACTCGTTTACGTTTCGAAGATTACTTAGAGACAGCTATGATTGAAGCAGTTCCTGCTCAAAACAACTCAGGTGCAGCAGCTGTACTTGGAGGAAATGGTCAAGGTGGTTCTGAAGGTATCTTCTACGTAGTAAACCAAAGAGGAAATGTTTGGGGTGGTGGTACACCAACTTCTTTGTTGGAATGGGACACAATCGTTTCTCGTTTGGACAAACAAGGAGCTATCGAAGAAAACGTAATTTTTGTTAACCGTGGATTGTCTTTTGACATCGACAATATGTTAGCAACATTAAACGGTTATACTTCAGGTGGTGTTGCTCAATCTGCATCTTTCGGTTTATTCGACAATGATGTTGATATGGCATTAAATTTAGGATTCACAGGATTCCGTAGAGGTTACGATTTCTACAAGTCTGATTGGAAATACCTAAACGACCCAACTATGAGAGGTGGATTAAACCAAACTGCTGCTACAGCAACAGGTACAATCACTGGACTTTTAGTTCCTGCAGGTTCTACTTCTGTGTACGACCAAATAATGGGTAAAAACGCTAAGAGACCATTCTTACACGTAAGATACCGTGCTTCTGAAGCTGAAGACAGACGTTACAAAACTTGGATTACAGGTTCTGCCGGAGGTGCTCAAAACAGCGATTTAGATGCAATGGAAGTGAACTTCCTATCTGAAAGATGTGTATGTACTTTAGGTGCAAATAACTTTGTATTATTCCGTTACGGTTAATCAATAGTTTTAAATATTACAGGGGGACTAATTGTCCCCTTGTATATTTTTAAGTAAAAAAAATTAAATCAAATAAAATTAAATTATAATAAAATGGCAACAACACCTGCAATAGACAAGGTCTATAAATTAATGATAGGCAATCCGCTTTCATATAGCTTAGCGGCAAGAAATCATCCACGATTCCCTTTAATGTGGTATGATGAAAAAAAGAATGAAAATCGTGCACTTAGATATGCGATAAATCAAAAGTCTCCTTTCGAAGACGAACAAGATGGAAATGCAATACTTGAGCCAATCATTTTTGAAGATGGTTTCTTAAGCGTTCCAAGAACTAATCCTTCATTACAAGCTTTCTTACATTATCATCCATTAAACGGTAGAATATTTGTAGAGGTAGATGAAGAAAAAGATGCTGCTGACGAGGTAGAAGATTTAGATATTGAAATTGATGCTTTAGTTGAAGCAAGAAAACTTTCACTTGAACAAATAGAAACTCTAACAAGAGTAATGTTTGGTAAAGACCCTTCTACAATTTCTACAGCAGAATTAAGACGAGACATATTAGTGTTTGCTAAAAATGACCCAAGAGGTTTCTTGACTACATTGAACGACCCTGAACTACAGTTTCAAGCTAAAGTTCGTTTATTCTTTGAAGAAAAACTATTAGCATTACGCAATAACGATAAAGAAGTTTGGTTTAGTACACCAACAAATAAAAAGAAAATGTTATCAGTACCATTTGGTGAAGACCCTTACGAAATGGCAGGTCACTTCCTATCAAGTGATGAAGGTATTGATGCTCTTAAAATGTTAGAGGCAAACTTACCTCAATAACAAATAGAACTTATTATTTGAAAATGAGCACAGATTTATTTCTGTGCTTTTTTTACTATATTTGTAAAAAGATTTAAAATGATAAACGAAGTTAGAAATACAGTATTATCCATACTTAACAAGAATAATTACGGGTATATCTCTCCATCAGATTTCAATTTATTTGCTGAGAATGCGCAGATGGAGTTATTTGAAGAATACTTCATTAACTATAATAAAGCTATAAATGCTGAAAATGCACGTACAGCAGGAAGTGATTATGCTGAAGTTGAAGGTCCTATTGCAGAAACTATTGAAGGTTTTTTAGTTACAAATTACTTAGCACATTTGGGTGGTAATATATACTCAATACCATCACTTACTACTACAGGAGACACTGCTTATTATATTCTTAAAATGCTTTGTCATACAAAAAAATTAACATCAGGAGTGACTACGGCAGTATCTTTAAATTCACTTGTAAACTCTGCTGCAACTTTTTTATCTAATGGTTTATCTGTTGGAGACATTGTTGTTAACGATACATTAGGTACTGTTTCTACAATTACAAATATAGTTTCAAATACAACATTAACATTAAGTTCAAATATTTTTACAGTAATAGGACAAGCTTATAGTATTTACTCAAAAGCATCAAAAGAAGCTGACAAGGTAAGTGTTGGAAAAATTACAATGCTTAATGCATCGAGCTTAACATCTCCAACTGAATTTTATCCATCATATACTTTTGAAGGAGAAAGAATTAACTTATTTCCTGATACTATAAACGCTAAAGGAAAAGTTGAATGTGTTTATTTTAGACACCCAAAAACACCAAAGTGGACTTATATTTCATTAGTTAGTGGTGAACCGGCATTTGACCAGTCTCAACCTGACTATGAAGATTTTGAACTTCCTTATGAAGATACTTATAGATTAGTAATGAAAATACTTCAGTATTGTGGTATTTCAATTCGTGAGACAGAAGTTGCTCAATTTGGTATGATTCAAGAGCAACAAAACAATCAACAATAAAAATAAAAAGAAATGGCATATTTATCTCAATATGAATATTATGACAATAATGGTAACGCACCTCAAGACGAAAACTGGGGTTCTTATCAGTATGTCAGCTTAGATGATATAGTTAATAATTTCTTATTGATGTACTCAGGAAACCATTCCTTAGTTAATAACGAAGAAAGGTATAAAGTTATATTTCACGCAAAACGAGCGATACAAGAGCTTAATTATGACGCGTTTAAGGAAATCAAAGTATTAGAGTTAAGTGTAGCTGATTCGTTAAGATATGTACTTCCTTCGGACTATGTGAATTGGGTTCGTATTTCTTTGTATAAAGATGGTTGGTTAAGACCATTGACTGAGAATATTCAGGTTTTATCTGCTAATGCTTACTTACAAGACCAACAAGGTAATATTTTATTTGACCAAAATGGTAATATATTAAGACCACAATATTCAGACATTGATTTTGATAGACTTACAAGAAGTAAGAAAAGTATTTATTTAAACCAAGGAAATCAATTTGACGGTCAATATGGTTGGAACTACGATGGTATGTGGTATTTTGATTATAATATTGGTACAGCATTTGGTTTAAATACAGAGACAGCTAATTTTAATCCTACTTTTAGAATAGATAAGAAGGCAGGAGTTATTAATTTTGATTCAGGTATGGCAGGTGAGTTATGTATTCTTGAGTATGTATCTGATGGTATGGAAAGCGGAGATGATTCATTGATTACTGTTAATAAATTATTTGAACAATATGTTTATGCAGCAATTAAATATGAGATATTAAATTCTAAATTTGGTGTACAAGAATATATTGTAGCAAGAGCAAGAAAAGACAGAACTGCGTTATTAAGAAATGCAAAGATTAGAATTAGTAATATTCACCCAGGTAGACTCTTAATGAATTTAAGAGGTATGGATAAGGTAATAAAATAATATGGGTAATTTCACAAGAAATTTTTTATCGGGTAGGATGAATAAAGTTGTTGACCAACGACTTCTTCCTGAAGGCGAGTATGTTGACGCTATGAATATTAGAATGGGTTCTACTGAGAAAGCTGAAGTAGGAGTTATTACTAATACTAAAGGCAATTCACCATTAACTTCGTTAACCTATATTGATGGCACTCTTTTAAGTACAGATGCAAGATGTATCGGTGCTATTGAAGACAGTGCTAATGAAACTATTTACTGGTTTGTTCACGACCCTGCATTTACTGTTGGAGCTACAGGAAAACTTGATTTAATTGTATCTTATAATATATTAGCTAATGTACTAACGTATCACGTTATCAGTATTGATAGCGGTGATGGTATAACTACTACATTAAATTTTAATCCAACTTATCTTATAACAGGAGTAAACCTTATTGAAGATTTAATATTCTTTACAGATGACTATAATGCTCCAAGATATATAAACATAAGACCTACTACAAATAGGTATCCTAATCCTATTGCAAACATAGACCAAGTTTCAGCAGAAGCTTTACTTGTTATTAAGAAACCACCTACTGAGTCTCCGAGTGTAACGCCTATTATAACAAGCGGACAGGAGAACTTCTTAGAGACAAGATTTATATGTTTTGCTTATAGATACAAGTATGTAGACGGAGAATACTCTGCTACCTCTCAATGGTCAGAGCCTGCATTTATACCACAACCTTTTGAGTTTAGTAGAAATAGTATGCTAAATGAAGGTATGGTAAACTCTTGTAATGCTGCTATAATTGAGTATAATTCAGGAGGACCACTTGTGGTTGGTATTGATTTATTATTTAAAGAGTCAAATAAGAATATAATTAAAATTATTGAGAAACTTGATAAAGCAGATTTAGGTCTTGCTAATAATCAATTGTATCAATTTTCATTTAATAATAGTAAAATATTTACAGTACTAAATGAAGCTGAAATCTTAAGACTTTATGATAACGTACCTCGATTTGCTAAAGCCCAAACGATTATGGGTAATAGATTGATGTATGGTAACTATGTAGAGGGATACGATTTAATTGATAAAAATGGAGCACCTGTTAAATTTGAATACACAACATCTTTAATATCTGAGTCTATAGGGCAAACGTCTCTTACTGATTCTACTGGTAATGGTACTTATAATATAGACCCAACAGCATTAGGAGAAACTATTGCTGCCTCTATTGTAACTTTTGATTTAGCAGGAATAAGTTTAGTAGCAGGTTCGTCTATAACTATAAATATGACAATAACCCACTCAGCTTTTACTGGTGCTTCACCTTTACCTACTGAGACAACTGATTTCATTGATTTAGACTTTGTGTTTAATCTATCAACAGATTATACATCTGTATACGCATTAGCTACAAGTCCTGAGTTTACTCAAGCAATAGGAACAGTAACTAATATAAAACCTGTTTATAGCTCAACACCAGGTGCAGAAACTTCTTGTGATGGCACTACACTTACTGACCAAGTAAACTGTTTTTTACCTAATAATTTAGATTCTTTAACAAAATATGGCAGTGGTATAAATGCTATACTTCAACCAATAAGTATAATTTCAACTCCTGCGAGTACTATTATTGGATTGCAAATTCCTGCTATGGAATATGTAAATTCTGTAACAACACCTACTCAAAGAGTTTATGAGTATTATACTTTTACATTTGCAAGAGCTATATTCCAAGAAATAGCAAACCCTTCAAGTTTACATAGTAATAGAGGATATGAAGTTGGTATTGTATATATGGATGAATTTAATCGTTCAACTACAGCGTTAGTAAGCCCTTTTAATACAGAGTTTGTACCTTGTGGTGCTTCTGCAAGTAAAAATTCAATTCAAGTAACTATACCGGTTACACAAAGAGCGCCTTCTTGGGCTACAAGATATAAATTTGTAATTAAGCCTGATGAGGAAAATTACGAAACAATATACTCAAATATATTCTTTACAGACCCTGACTCTAATGATGTTTGGTTTTTAATAGAAGGAGAGAATACTAAGAAAGTAGAAACCGGAGATAGACTAATTGTTAAGGCAGATACTTCAGGTCCTACAACTAATTGTACTTACACAACTATTCTTGATAAGCAAGCGCAAGCTGAAGATTTTATAACACCAAAAGAAAATGTAAGTGTACTTGCAGGTCTTTATATAAAATTAAATCCAAATTCATTTAATCTTGTAGTTGACCCAAATGCAATTGTAGCTGCAGGTAATTTTGAACCTCTTGTTTTTGCAGGAGTTGGAGACCAAAATTGCCCTGAAGGTCAATATCCTATGAATATTGCAGGTACAGACCCTTTGCATCCTACTTGGACTTATGTTGATTATAGCGTTCCTGCAGGAAGTAGAATAAAGATTTACATAAACGGAAACAGACAAGGAACAGGAAACAGTTGTGAGGCTTTAATAGCTATATGGGATGTTGAATTTACCGCTTCAAGAGATTACGACAATATGTATGATTGGTTTAATGGAGACAATATAGCAGCTACATTAGAAAACCCTTCAATATCAGTTGCAGGAGGAGCTACAATTGAGTATGTTCCGGGACTTGGTTCCCCTGGTTGTAACTTTAATACCGTATATCTTAGATTCAATAGAGATAACGTGACTAATAGACTTTGGATGAACGTTAGTACAGGATGGGCTTGTGATGGATTTGGTGCTGATGGAAGAAGATTTTTTGTTGATATGGAGGTTATAGTATATAGAGCAATAAATACCCTTATATTTGAAACAGAACCATCTGATGCTTTGCCTGATGTATTTTTTGAGAACAACTTATCTTTCGCTATTGATGCAAATGGTAATCACTCAGGTAATATACAAAACCAAAACATAGCAAGTAATATTCCTGCTATAATAGATACTGGATTTTATAATTGTTTTGCATTTGGAAACGGAGCAGAGAGTTATAAAATACGTGACTCAATTATTGGTAAATCTTTTAATCTTGGAGAAAGAGTGACTACAGTTGCCGACCAAGACTATAAAGCTGCTGATAGATTCTCAGATATTACTTATAGTGGTATCTATAATGGAGAGAGTAACATAAATAAATTAAATGAGTTTAATGCAGGTTTATTAAACTTTAAACATTGTGAGGCTTCATTTGGAGCAATACAATTATTAGATGGCAGAAATACAGATGTACTTACTTTACAGGAAGATAAAATATCTTACGTTTTAGCGGAGAAAAACTTATTATCAGATGCAAGTGCCGGAGGAATCATTACAGCGACTCCTGAGGTCTTAGGAACGCAAATAGCACGTACTGAAAAGTATGGTATTAGCTTTAATCCTGAGAGTTATATTCAATGGGGTTACGATAGATTTTTTGCAGATGCAAAACGTGGAGCTATTATCCAATTAAAAGGAGGAGATAGTCAGAACGAACAATTAGTTGTGGCATCGGAACAAAATATGAGAACTTGGTTTAGAGATGAGTTTAATGCTTCATTTAACTTTCAAAAGTTAGGAGGATTTGACCCTTATATGAATGAGTATGTATTGTCTATGAATGACAGACAACTACCTATAAACCCTCAATGTTTAAATTGTGGAACATCACAAACATTTACTTTATCTATAGGTAATGAGGTTTCAAAAACACAAACTTATTGCGTTGATTTAGGTCCTACTGTTGGTGATGCTAATGTTTATTGGGCATTTACTAATATTCAATCAGGTAAAACTCTTACAGTAAGTGCTACATACGATGGAACCACAGTAAGCTCAGGTGCGGTAAGTACAAATGGACAAATTACATTTAATAAAGATAATGTATCGGTTGAAACAGTTCAAATTACTCTTACCTATACAGGAGATATGGTTGTATCTGTAATTGGAGATTGTTGTAATGCTGAGGAATTAAATGTAGTTGAAGTAGTTTTAACTAACAATTCAGAGGCTGGTAAAACTATTCATACTGAATATAGATATACCAATGGAACCTTTATTGGTCCACTTTTATCTAACTTAGTACAATTTATAGACGACACTACATCACCTGTGGTATCAAGATATAATATTACAACAGGATTAGTAGGAGAAGGAGGATTCCCTCCTGAGTTTAGTACAATGAGACTTTTGTCAAATGCTATTGTTCCTGATGATTTTGTATTTAGTACCGTATACAATAAGTTTAAATTCAGAAGAAGTAACACTCTTTATCCAAATACAAATGTTGGTATTCAATCATTACTTTCTGGTTCTTCTTTAGCAACTCCTATATCAGGGTCAAGCCCTACTTATTATGCAAACTTTACAGTTCCTGCAAGTTCAAGCGGTTCTTACTTGTATTTAATATGGGATTTAAGAAGTGCTATTGAGACCGAATTATGCTTTGGTTCTACAACAAATGATTCTTGCTGTGATTGTACTCCTGGCACTTATTATTTAGATGCTGATTTTAGTGTAGCTACATCTATTTGGACTAACAATACTTTAAGTACTTTTGCTGCAAATGGATTCTATTCATTAGACGGAATAGTTAGACAGTTAGTTGATGGTGTATTACTTCCTCAACAAGTTTGCGCAGGTTGTGCAGTTGAAGTATCTTTGTGCTTTGGGCCAACTGCTTTTGATGTTTGCTGTAATTGTGAAATCGCTTGTGATACTCCTTATAATTCATATTTAGTGACAAATAACGAGTCATTTGAAGTAATAGTATATTTCTATAATGAAAACGGAATATTATCAAGTTTACCTTTAGCAGGGTCAACAGAAGATGCACAGTTTTGTTCTATAGGAACTCCTTTTAGTGATTCAGATATAACTGCTACTTACGATTCTTGTAATTGTTTAACATAATTTAATAAAAAAAATGGCAATAAATGCAACTTATTATTTAGACGGAGCAAATTTATCAGTTGCTACAGCAGTATATTTAGATTCATTGCTAACTTATGTAGCTCCTGATGGATTTTATAGAGACGGTACAGTTGTAAGACAGCAATCAACAGGAATATTATTGGCTCCGGCAACTTGTGAAGATTGTGCTAAACCAGCTTTAAGAAGTTTTGAAAGCACATCAACGCCTGATTTAGTAGATATGTGTATAAAGGAATTAACTGTTCCTGTTTATATAGTAACAGCAAGCGAAGATGTTATTGTTAGTGGAGATATTGTATGTAATTCAGATGATGTTTTAGATACTTTCGATGGAGGTGGTTTATATTATAAGTTATCTTTAGATAGTGCTCCAGCAGGATATGAGTATGTATGTCAGATTAGTAGTGTTGGGGTGGTTAATGTTTATATACTTTGTATTTAATATTATGAATTATACTTTATCATATAGCGAAGGAGTTGCCGGTTGGGTATCTTTCTATTCTTATTATCCTGATTGGATGATTGGAATGAACAATTATTTTTACACTTTTAAAGGTGGCAATCTTTACAAACATAATGTAAATAATTTAAGAAATACATTTTATCAGCCTTGGTGGAATGAAGTGGATAATATGACACCTCCAAATAACTCTCCAAAAGCATATACACCATCTTTAATTACAAGTGTATTTAACAATGCTGCTCTTGAGAATAAATTATTTAAAACCATTAACTTAGAAGGTGATGCTCCTTGGGGTGCTGCTTTTGAAACTGATATACAAATATCAGGATTTATAGACCAGGGTTGGTTTCAAAAGAAAGAGCAATCTTATTTTGCATTTATTAGAAACAACTCAATAGGGCAATTGGCTTTAAGAAGTTTAAATGGTATAGGTAATAGCGTAATAGTTACAGGTTCGGGTACAAATACAGCTCAAGTAAACTTTAGCATAAATCCTTTAATTTCTATTGGAATTATAAGTATTGGAGATTACCTTTATTTTGGAACCAATGCTATTTTTGCAGGAGTTGTAGTTGACATTATAGTTGATTATCCCGCAGGTATAAACAGAATAATTGTAAACAATAATATGTTATCTCCGTTAACTACTCCAATACCTGGAAATGTTAATTATTTCTTATATATTAAAAATTCTGTAGCTGAATCGCACGGAGTATTAGGACATTATTGTACCTTTACACTTACAAATAATTACAGCAGTAAAATAGAATTATTTGCAGCGGAAGCAAATGTTATGAAAAGTTTCCCTTAATTTTAATATCTTTGTATCAATATGGAGTTAAACATTAGACCTCTAAATGAAAATGATTACCAAGAAATTCTTGTAGAGTGGTGGAAACAATGGAATTGGGAGGCTCCTGTTAAAGATTTTTTACCTGACGAAGGTAAAGGAGGAATGATAGTTTACGATGGAGACACGCCAATTTGTGCAGGTTTCATATACATTACAAATTCAAAAGTGGCTTGGGTAGATTGGATTGTTTCTAATAAAGAATACAGAATAAAAGATAAAAGAAGAGAAGCAATAAAGTTATTAATAGAGTCGCTTACTAATGTTTGCAAACAAACAGGGAGTAAATATGGTTACGCTTTAATTAAAAACCAAAGCTTAATCAAAACCTATACAGACCTTGGTTGGTCTGAAGGAGGAAAATACACAAGTGAAATGATAAAAATATTATAATATGGCAGTATTAACAGCAGCAGCAATAGGGTCATTAGCTCTTTCAGGAGTTTCAACGGCAATGTCTTTTACTCAGGCAGGAGAACAAAGAGATAAACAAAGACAGGCGGAGGCATCAGCAGCAGCAGCAATGGCTGAAGCAAGAAAAAAACTTGAAGTAAATTTCTACGACCAACAAGCAATTAAGAAAGAACCTTATGAACTTCAGAGAGAGGCTTTACTTTCTCAGGGAGCATTAGCTGTTCAAGCAGGACAGGAATCAGATAGAGGAGCTGCTGCTACAGCAGGTAGAGTTCAAATGGCTATGAATGAAGGGCAGGCTGGTATAAGAACGGCGATGACTAATGAGATGGTTGATATTGAAAATAAACAAATAGCAGAAGCCAGTCGTTTAAGAGACTTAGGTGCTCAGTTGGATTTAAGTCAAGCTGAAGGTGCTCAGATGGCAGCAGCCAATGCTGAAGAAGCAGCAACAGCAGCTACCGCTCAAGGTATTCAAGGTGTAATAGGAACAGCACAACAAGGTTTAAATATGTTACCTTTATATTTTAAAGATAGTTCTAAAACAGCCGCAACAGGACCTTTAGTTATGGGTAAATCTACAGGAGTAAATGGACCAGGTCCTAATCCTGCATTTCAAACTATGGCATCAACCAGGTATCAATCACAAAGCCCGCAACCGGGTACGCAATATGGTGTGTTTGGAGTTAATTATGGTCAATCTCCACCAGTTCCGCAATTTAATCAGCCTTTTCCACAATACGATGCTTTTGGAAATATAATAAGATAAAATAAATTATGGCAGAATATTATAAATATGTAGCACGTGACGCTGACTCACAGATAAATTACGCTGAGGTAGGTCAACAGGCTGTTGATATGCTTCAGAATTTCAATGAGACTCGTGAAGCAAAGAAAGAGGCTTATAAACAAGCTTCTCGTGAGTCTATTAATAATTTAATGCAAGCTCCTCAAGGTAAAGACCAAGTTGCTAATGACTTTATTAGTAATTATGCTCAAGATATGATTAACCAACAAATGGCTAATAAAAAATCATTTGAAAGAGGGGATATGAGTGAGAGAGATTATACTCTAAGTATGCAGAATCAAATGGATGGAACTAAGCGTTTGTTTAATTTACAGAAATTATACCAACAAGAGTTCGAAACTACTATGCAAGGTATCAATGATAAAAAACTACAAAGTGGATTAACAATATTTAATCAAAGTACTGTTGAAGGTGCTGCTAATTTTAACAACTCAAGAGCTTTTATTGACCCTATAGACGGAACAGTTAGTGTTGGTTTAATGGAGAATAAAGTTATTGACGGTAAGTTAGTTAAAGTTTTAAATAAAAATACAGCTGCATCGGCAGCGGTATGGACAGGTAGAATAATGCAGAAACCTGCATATTTTGACGTTGATGGAAAGACAACTGATTTTGTTAAGAATCTTGGAGATTTAAAAGACGCTGTATATTCAGCTGCATCAACATCAAGAGCTGGTACTATAACTGAGTTAACAGGAATAAATTTCTTAAAAACAAATATAAAAGACCCTGCAACAAGAGCTATAGTAAATAATTTTAATGATGCTCTTAATTTTGAAGCTGAGAGTTATTTAAACCCATTAAATGTAGCATCAATACTAACAGATGATTTGCGTAAATATGATTCAAAATCATTTACATTTGATAGAGCAGAAGCAGATAGAAACCCTAAGAAAATACTTGCAACAATTGACCCTGTTACTCAGATGACAACTCTTGATGAATCAGGTAAATATTATAAACAACAATACGACGAAGCAAAGAATTTTATTAAAACTAAAATTCTAAGCAAAATGGATAATGAGAGAAAAATCTCAACCACAGGCCAGTTATCAGAATCTGAAGAAGCAAGACAAAGAGCGGGTTATAAATATAGAACTGGAAGCGGAGAAGCTCCTCCTCCTGTAGTGCTTGGTGAAATTCAACGTATATCGAGTGAAGATGGTAAAGTTAATGGTGTAGTAGTAGGGCTTGAAAACTTAAAGATTGCTGAAGCTAAAGGAATTGAAAATATAGCAAAGTCTGTAGGTTGGAATCGTGTAACAGGCACAGTTGAACTTAGAGGGTATCAAGCATCGGGCAAAGAAGAAGGAGGTAATAAAACAACAATAGATGATGGTGGTATAGTTGATTCATCAGGTAAAACTGTTGTTGAGCAAAAAGAATTTGTGAGTAGCGATAAGAAAAATTCACGTCTTTTAACTTTATTTGCTCCTAAAATGCCTAATCCTAATCGACCAGGATATAATTTTAGAAATGTTGCTGAATTAAGAAACTATTTAATAGAAAGAGATAAAGAGACTGGAGGAAGTCCTGTTTCTGCCCCTGTAAGTAGGCCTCCTGTTATTCAAAATGGAGTTACTTATAATTGGAATCCAAACACAAATCAATACGAATAAATATGCTACAGCCAAAACCGAAATTCAATCCAAATCAGCCTTTTAAAGCAGTTAACGAAGCTAAGCCTAAGTTTAATCCTGATTTGCCTTTTGATGAATTAAAAAAAAAAGGTTCTTCGGAATCAAACATACCTCAGCCACAGAAAACAAGTACTACGGTATCACCTTCGGCAGATGGTTCATTGGCTACGCAGAAACCTACTAATGTAAGTGTACCTGTAGGTGGTGGATATTCACCATTAGCAATACCTGCATTTTTAAGTGAAGCGACTAAAACAGTTTACCAATTTGCAGATGACGCTTTAGTTAGTGCGAGAAAAAGTTTACAGGAAGAAGGATTCTTTGATGATGATATACCTGATACTGATACCCCTATTTCCGATGCTGTTAAGAAAAAAATAGTTTCTATAGACCCTAAATATAGTAAACCACAAAATGATGGAGTATTAAATCCTGCTCCATACATAAAAAGTGCAGCTGCCCTTGGTTTAAAAATAATTAATTCTACATTACCTCAAGATAAAAAAAATGTTATTATAGCAGCTTTAAATCTTGGAGATGCTACTTTGAAAAGAAACTTAAAAGACATTGATAAGATTCAAGAATATGCTTTACCTAAAGACAATGTAGCTGTAAACGTAGGTAAAGGTATGGTAGGTATGGCTCCTGATTTATTATTAGCAAGAGCTATGGGTAATCCTGCAGCTTCAGAAGGAAGGCTTGCTAAATTTGCTACTGAGGTTACTAAGGACGCAAAACCTTTATTACAAAAATACGTTCCTAAAGCAGCTAAATTTATTGAAGAATCAATAAGAGCTCCATTCACTAAAATAATGGGAGGTAAAGGAGTTGTGTCAGGAATTGCTAATGCAAAGGAAGGTGAGGATATAGTTGAAGCAGGTTTTGAAGGAGGATTAGAAGGAACTGCTGAGGGTATGTATATGCACGCTCTTGGTGTTGCGGCAGGAAAGACTATGCCTGCTATAGCTAAAGGAATATCTAAGACAGGATTGAATAGCGCTTGGTCAACAGGAATAGCTAATCCACTTGCAAATGCTGGTGTATTTGCTACTGCTAAAGCAATAAGAACTCCTATTGAAACAGGAGAACTTGCTACAGAAGAAGAGTTACTTACTGAACTTGGTACAGGTGTTGGATTTAGTTTACTTCACGCAGGTAGTTTAGCTAAAAACCATAATGAACTTAATCATTATGCTGATAATGTTTTAAAAACTGATGAGATAGAATCATTTAAAAGAGTTGCCAATGAAACTAAAGATAATTTAGATTTGGTATACAATCCTGATTTAACTCCTGAAAACATATCTGAATTAGAAGCAGCAAGAGATGAATTAAAATCTGCTATTATTAAGGAACCTGATTTAAAAAACAAACAATTATTAATAAATGAAGCACTAAAGATTCAAAATCAATTAGATGCTAACTCTGCTATTAATAATATTGTTAAAAATAAAAATGAAATCGTTGACGAAATAAATAGCAACCCTGATACATCTGAAGATGTTAAAGAATTTTATACCAAAAAAATACAAGCGATTGCAGATTATTTTGACAACTCAGAATTTGGAATAAAGAAGAAAGAATTAAACGCAAGAATTGAAGTTGTTCAAAAAGAATTAGATGATGCTTCATTAGCTTATACAAATAGAAAAAGTGCGTCTGATGGTATAGAAGCAGACATTCAAATAAAAGAAAGAAAAGCAGAATTAGAAGACTTAAATAATCAATTAACTGAATTAATAACTAATAAAGTAAAAGAAAATGCCGTTCAAGAGCAAAGCACAACAGAAATTCCTGTTCAGTCAGAAACCGGAGTTAGCGAAACGGTGGAGGAAGGAATATCCGAACCAAAACCTGAATTCGTTACCGAGCAAGTTAAGCAAGAAGAAGTAAATAAACCTTCTATTGTAGTTCACGCTACAGCAGATGAAAGAGGATTTGCATTAAATTATTCTGAAGGAATTGAGGAATCAGCTATAACTTCACCTGAAGATGTAAGAGACTTTAAAAGAACAGCAACTGATGAACAGAAAACAGAATTTGGTAAAGGTAAAGCTGTTATTACAACAAACGAAGTAGCGGAAAATGGAGATAAAAATATCTCTTTTGTATCTGAAATATCAGACCCAACCGGTAGAGCAGGAGGTACAGTATTTGATTTTGTAATACCTAAAGGAAATGAAGCGAGTGCTGAAGGAATAAAAAATATTTATGATGAAGTAAGCAAAGGTTTAAAAGGTAAAGAACTTGTAAACGAAACAGTTAAACAAATCAAACAGTATATTGATTCAAATAAACCTACTGAAGGACCACCACCTATGCCAGAGGGATTTAATGTCTTTGCTGAACCTAAACCAACCGAAGAGGTAGTTACTGAAGAACCAAGAATAAAAGATAGTCAAATACCTTTAAAGAGAGAAACTTTTGAGTATGAAACTGATAACGGAGATGTTTCTGATGTGAAAGTAACAACAAAAAAAGATGGAAGCAGAGAAATTACAGCAAAAGATAAAGATGGTAATGTAATAAACGCTGAAAAATTAGGGAAAGATAATTCTTTAACTACTGAAGAGTATATTTCTAAAGCTTATGGAGAAATTAAAGGAGAACCTAAAGTAGAATCAGGTAATGATATAATGAATCCTAAAATGAAAGAAAAGCTAACTGCTGAGCAGAAAGCTGAGTTAGGGATTGAAGAACCTACTAATGAAAGAACAGTTGAAGATATAGAGTCTGATAGAGAAAAAGATTTAAAAAAATATGATGAAAGAGATAATAAGTCATTAGAACAAATTACTCCTAATAATCCAAACCACGAAATATTACAAGTAGGACAAAAATGGGATATTGGATACAATGCAAAAGTTCAAACATTTTTTGATGAAAGAACAACTGACGGAGAAGGAATAGAGGTTGTTACAAAAGTTATTGAAGCAGGAGAATATGATTCAAATGGTAAACTAAAAAAAGCTCCTGTTGTTGAAGTTACTATGTTTGATAGCAAAGAACAAGCTAATAAATATATAGAAGATAGATATAATAAAATAAAAGAAAAAGCAAATAAAAAAGAAGCTCAAAATAAAGTAAATGCTAAATATGACGAAGAGTTAAAGTCATTAGAAAAACCTAAACAAACTCAAACAATTGATGAGGCAATAAAAACTCTTCAAGAGTCAAAAGAATATGCTGAGGCAGATGACATTCAGAAAGAGAATTTAGTTAGAGCTACACGTAAAGAGTTTGGTTTAAAAGAGAAAGCAGCACCATCAGTGAATAGATTACTTGGTAAGTTGAAAGATATTGCTAAAGTAACAATGACTGAGAAAGCAGGACTTGTAAAGCAAATTAAAGATACTGCTAAAGGTGCAAGAGAGTCTATTCAAGAATGGAAAAAACAAACTCAAGAATTAACAGATGAATTAAGTGAGTTAGAGAAATCAGGTAAGATAACTTTAAGTCAGCAAACAGCTATAATTAATAAGTTTGGTAAAATAAATATATTCAGTGAAAAATCAGTTAGCAGATTTACCGACTATATGACTAAGGTATTTGCTGATGCCAACTATAAAGAAAAATTAAATACTGCAAGAAAAAATCTTTCATCGATAAAAAGATTATCTAAGAATGAAGAAAAGAATGGAGACCTTAGAGCATTAGGTACTGAGTTTTCTAAAATAGACCCTTCTATTGTAGAAAATATAGATAAGTATAATGAGTTGTCATCTAAAATAAAAGATGCAATAGACGGTTCTAAAATAAGAAAAGCAAATGTAAAATTTGCTGAGACAGTAGATATTGAAAATGCAACAGAATATATTGAGAAAACTCTTGAAGAACAAGAAGTAAAACTTCGTGAAGAAAAAATAGCAGAGTTACAAGATTTGATTGGTGTAGATGCTAAAGAATTTAGCGCTGAAGAAATAGATGCTTTATTAGAATCTGATAAAGATTTATCTAAAGATGATATAAAAATTGTTAGAGCAACAATTGAAAAAGGATTTAAGGTTTATTCTTCAATTGTAAAAGAAATGGTAAGAACAGGAGAAGACCCTTTTACTGGTGAAGAAGTTTCTTTTGATAAAAAACAAAAAGATATTATAGAAAGGTTTATAGATATAGACCCTAATAAAATTGAGGACCCAAAAGAAGCTCTTAGGACTGTTGATTCTTTAATAAACTTTATTCAAAATAAATCAACAGCAGGTATGTTAAGACCAATTGCTGAATATGAAGCAATAAAAGGAGGAGACGAAGCTATTACAAAAGGACTTAAGGCAATTAGAATTAGAAAATATTTTAGTGAAAAATTAGGTAGAGCACTTGGTCAAAAAACAACAACGCTTCCTGTATTAGGAGAAAAAATGTTTAAAGGAGTTAATCGTTCTTTAGAGTTTGAAGATTTGGTAGGTATATCTGATTTAATAAATAATAGCTCTAAGGCAGAATCAGAAACTAATGTAATTGCAAAAGATTATATAAAAGAGTTCTACAAAAGAAAGGCAAATGGAGAAGTATATAACTCAGCATATAATGATATAGAAAGGGGTGTACTTGCTCATATAACAAGAAATGTAATTGGTTTGGAGTCAAGAAGAAAGAAAGTTTTTGACAAAAGAAAGCAAGAGGTATTAGATACTGCAGAACTGTTATCTTCTAAAGGAAATGAATCTGAACAAGAAATTGCAAAACTTATAAAAAAAGCATACGATAAAGTATTAGATGGTTCTGAAAATATAAAAGATGCTAAATCTAAAGCTGATATTAATAATGCTGAAGGTGTTGATTATTGGGTGAACCAATGGAGTAAAAGATACGAAGAATTAGCTGATTTATCTCTTAATTTTTATAATAAGGTATTAGGAAAAGATTTAGGATATACTCCTGATAAAGTTATAAAACTTCAAGATAAAAGAGAAGATGTTGATTTAGAAGATACTAAATCTCAATTCTTTGCTAATACTGATGAAATATTATACGATAAAAAGTCAGGGACTTTAATGGATAAGCAAGAAGATAGAACAATACCTAAAGATATGTATATTGATTTTTCATTTGATAAAAAAAATGGAAATGCAATGAGCGATGCTTTAACAGATTTATATACTGCTTTTGATATAAGTAAAGTAGGTGCATTTTTAAAGTCTGATAATTTTAAAAAAATAATTCCATCAAGTAAAGACGCTAATCTTTATGATAAAAGAATAAAGAAATTTGTTAAGATAACAAGAAGAAAAACTCCTTTTCAAAATAGTGAAGTATCTGATTTAATAAAAAAAGCAGATAGATTAGCTAAATTAGGGGTTACAATGTCATTAGCATCAGGAAGACAGCCCTTTATTCAGTCAATCCCGGTTATGGTAAGTACTGCTATTAATGCAGGAGGAGTGAATCCTATAATTGCTTTTGAGCCTAAATATAGTAAATGGCTTCAAGATTTAGGATATGCTGTATCAAATAGAGGTATTGAATCTCAAGGACAGCTTGAGTCTATGAATAAACTATTAGAAAAAGCAGCAGATATGCCGCTTGATAAAGCTATCAAATTTATAGAAAAAATTCAAGATAAATCTTTAAAATTATTATTAGTTGAAGGAGACGTTGCTGTTGCTAAAGCCGCTTTTAAAGCATACTATGAACAGTCACTAAAACAACAAGGAAAGGAATATAAGAATATAGATTATAGCGACCACGAACCTAACAAAAAAGCAGCTAATTATGCTCAAAGAATGGTTGATAGACAGCAGAATATATCTAATCCTGCATTAGCTGGTGATTTATTTACAAATGAATCAAGTGCTTCAAAAATATTTATTAAAATGCTTATGCCTTTTTCAAGTTTTAGAATGAACCAATCAGCAAGGTTAGGTTCTGATTTAAGTACTTTAGAATATTGGAACACATCAACTAAAGCAGATAAAATTATAGCATTAAAATCTATTGCAGGATATACAGCAGAATCCGCTACCTATAGAGCATTACAAATTGGAGCTGCTTTATTATTTAATTCTGTTGCATCAGTATATATGGGCAAAGACAATGAAAAAGAAGATAAAAAAACAAAAGAAAATCTATATAAAGGAGCAGCTCAAGGAGCTTTTGTAGATACATTTTCTCCTATTCCATTAGCAGACCCATTCACTCAAGATGCATTAGCATATAGCGCTGAAGAACTTCAAGATATTATAGATATTCCTGAAAAAGATAAAGTAAAACTATTTGAATCAAAAGAACAATCTGCACTTAAAATGTTGGGAACTTATGGTATACCTATCACAAAAGCAAAAGAAATATATGATTTAGGTAAATTAGCATATACCAGGGAGTATAAGGATAAGTATGGTAATAAGAAAAAAATATCTGAAAAAGATGCTGAAAACTTAAAAGTTTTTATTGGACCATTAATTGCAGTTAGCGTAGTAGGAGCATTTAGTCCTGATATTTCAGCTATAACAAGGAAAGCAATTAAGATGTCTCAAACTAAAAAAACAGGTATAAGTAAAGAAGAACTTAAAAAGAAAAATCCTGAGATGTACAAAAGAATTTATGGAGATAACTAAACGAATCTAATATACTTTAAGTCTTTTTGTTTGTTATAGAATATCATAAGTTCTAAATTATTAATGGAGTTGTTAAGTGTGGCATTACTACCCCACTTAACTTCTCCTCTTAATTTATCAACTTTACCATAGATAATACCATCTTCACAAGACCATATTATAACCGGAGCCAGTCTTTTATCTACCAGCTTTACAATCTTTTTGGCTTGAACAGGAAGGGGATAAGCATCGTGCATTGTTCTTATCCTGCTTTTTACCTCAGCATAAGCTATTAACTTTCCTTCTTTATCGAATATTTTGTAGTCAACATCCTGTGGGTCTAATTTTTGGAAAGTACCTCCAAATGTATTTACGAATGTTGTTATTGCTTTATGTTCTCTTTTTAAATCTTGGTCCGTTTCAAAAGTCATCTTCCTCTGTTGATTTTAATACACATCTTAATTCCATAATCAAGACCTGAGTCTCTCTTCTCACAATTCTAAAATCACGGTCAACTAAGTTCTCGTAAATAGTATCCAACAGAGCGTGGTACTCATTTAGTCTATAAGCTATACGAGCTGCTCTTTCGTTTTCTTCATCTAAAATTGGATTCATAAAATTACGATTTATTTAACATCAAACAATGGTATTACACTATTTTTTAAAAATTTAACAGAAGGATAATATCCTGTTTCTTTTTCATACTTTTCTATATAATGTACAAATTTAGTCAAAATTTCTTTCTTTTCTTTAATAATTTCTTGAAGTTCATCATTTAATCTTATTACGGTAACATATAAGTCAGCATCTTTCTTCATTCTCTCTATCATAAGTGGCGCTCTGCCTTCAAGAAATACGTTCTTACAAGCTATGTATTTATCTCTAAGACCTTTATCATAAGCAAGAATAGTATCAACAGAACCAATGTAATGTATAATTGTTGCGTGGTCTCTATCTAATGAATCTGCTATAGATTCAAAAGTATATCCTCTTTCTCTTAATACTTTTGAGTATATTCTCCTGGCATCTACTGAGTTTCTTCTTCTATCTTTTAAAGATATATCTACATTAAAAACTCCGCTTACTATTTCTTTTAAAGTATCTTTCTCTATGTCTGTTTTTTCTTTGTATGATAATTCCATTTAATTAGATTGGTTTGAACAACTCGGCTTTCACTCCGTGTTCAGTTAGTTCTTTTATTCTATATTCTTGTAATTTGGATAGCTTTCCTGTTGGTCCTTTAATTTCATAGAACTCAACGTCTGAGTTAGGAGGTATAGCAATAATGTCAGGAATCCCATTCTTATTGGTCTTCATTAACTTTAAAACATAATAACCCTGAGCCTCAAGTTCCTTAATTTTTTTCGATTGTATTTGGCTCTCTTTCATTTATGTTTGTTTCTTTCATTAACTCATTTACAGAGAAAGTAATGTGGTTGCATTCCTGAATAAACTCAGCTAATTTTTCTAAGTCCTCTTCCCTGAACGCAAATCGGTTTGCGAGGAACCACGTATAGGGGGAACAACTATCATCAAGGTCAATCTCTTGAACTTGGAAAGCTAACTTCTTTTGAGGAAGCACAGTCATACTAAAAGCCAACGTGTATTCTTTTCCTTCTTCCAACCATTTATGCTGAGGTATTTTACTTGGTCTATTCTCAGCATCTATACAAACACATTTTATCATTTCTTAGTTGATTTTCCGTTTTGTCCGTTGCGACCTCTATTTGATTTCATATTCTCTGCAACCATACTACCAGCTTTGGTGTGGCTCATATCTATGTTATCTCCGTTACCATAGGTACCGGCTTTCTTATTAGCTTTATTAAGTTTCTCTCTGTAGTTAACTCGCTCTTCAGTAGCTTGATATTTTTTATCGTAAGCTAATTTTTTTTTCTTTCTTTCTTCTGACATACCTAACTTGTCGTAAGATGGATGCTCACCCGCCATTCTGTTTCTTTTACTTTTCATATTAGTTATCTGCTTTGTATTCTTTTGCACAATGTTGGCTGCAAAATTCACCACTTGAGTCTTCTCCACATTGTCTGCAAGTGCACTCGTTGTATTCGTGTCCGTAATCTCTGTAGTCTATCATAAGTAAAAATCTTTTTTAAAATGGTTTAATGTATAGGATTTCTTTTTTGTTACTGCTTTATAAATATCGTATTCTATTCCACCTTTAGCGAATATCCAAAATACTTGGTTCTCTAATCTTTCTTTGGTCGTCATTCTATCTTTGGATTGCCAATAACTTGTAGCACTAAAGTCAATATTGTAATACACAAGGTATTCTGCTTTCTTTAAACTAATACCTTCTCTACCTGATACAATCTGTAATGCTATGTTCTTATAACTATTATTGAACTCATCCAAATCAATTGTCAATTCATCTCCAAAGACTTGTTGCAAAGCTACTAATTCTTCTTTGAATTTATAGAAGATACCAATCTGACATCCTTCCCATTGAGACTTAATAAACTCTGCTTTAGTAGTGTCGATTACCATTGACTTCCCACTCTCAAACTTAATTGTTCCTGAGTATAATTGATGTATCTTACTCATCAACTTTACCGGAGTATCACCTAAGATAACCTCTTCTTTGCCCTGGATAATTAAATCACGCTTTAACCTTTTTATAAGGTCGTAAGTTGATTCTTTTAACTCAACCTCAAACACTTCTTCAGTGGTCTCAGTGACAAAACCTGCCTCTTGCTGAGTATAGTTGATTGTGAACGGAGCCATCGCTTCAACTATAGTATCTAACCCTTCTGAGTAATCCTTAATGATTAAACCATTTATCATTTTGGTCTTTACTTTTACAAAGGTATTACAAAATTTATAGAAATTACTAAATTCTTTGAAAGGATTTTTAGGTATTCCATAAACTTGATGATACATCTGTGAGTAGGACTCTGGAGTAGGTGTACCTGATAAGAGAATAACATTAGCCATTGTCTTTTTAATAAGGTCTTTTACTTGTACTGCTCTTTTACTTGGTTTAGCAAACGCACCCATTGAGTGAGCCTCATCACATATTATCAAATCCCAATCAGTAGCATCTATCTTATGTAAATTCTCGTAGTTGGTAACTGTTAAATGATACGGAGGATTGAGCATCTCGTAGTCCCTTTCAATACTGCTAATAGCTTTCTTTTTTGTTAAGAACAAAACATTGCTACTGCAAATAAGTTCTGCTATTCCAAGACTTGTTAATGTCTTTCCAGTTCTCACTTCCATTGCAAGATACACAAAACCAAAGTCTTCAATTATTTTAGCACCAAGCTTCATAATATCTAATTGGTAGTCTCTGTATTCAATTTGATTTTTTCTTTTCATATCTTGTTCGTGAAGATTCTTATAATACTCACAACTATTTGCTATTCTATTTCTAACCTCTGATGGTGTATTGTGTTTAAACTCTTCTGTTATTATAACGCCTTTACCTCTTCCTGATTTTGTTTGAATGGTCTGAAATACAACGCTCTTTAATAGTTCGCATTGTTTCCACATCTCTTCATTGTTAAACCCTGGGGTTCTTTCAATTATCTCAATAGTCTCAGTTTGCATACAGAGCATTTAGGTTTAGGTCTATAGACTTCTATGTTTGGATACTCACAATCACAAAACTTTTCTTTATAAGAACCATCTTCGTTAAATGTTTTATCAACATAGTCTTTAAGTTCTGCACACTTCTCATACATTTCAATTCCTTGAAAATAAAAAATCATAAACTCTATACTTTGCATCGCAGCCTCCTCGTCAGGTGCGTGAGCAAAATAAGCCAACCCTGATTGAATAATCTTTTCAATTGTAACTTTACCAGTTAAGACATTAAATGAATTTAACATTCCTATGTGTACTGTTTGTGTATTATTCATATTTTAAAACTTTTAGTGTTTGGCCTTTAGCGTCTGATATAGACATTAAGTTAAACTTTTTATCTAATGATTCAAGTATTTCGTTTAGGTTAAACATATTAAATACCATATTGAATTGACTTAATCCAATTGAATCACCACCATTTTTAGTGAAGTAATCATAGAACCAATTTACTTGGTACTGACCTGAGTTACGCATTTTAATATACTTGTCAATCATAAGTTTACTTGTATTTTCATTGTTGGACAACTCATTTTATGATTACCATCTGATTGATGACAATGTTTACATACACCATTGTGCCAAAACATATCACAATTATAAGCATCTTCTTCTCTTCCGAATGACCCATAAGCTTGTCTATATGGTGATACCGGTGCTGTAAATCTCCAGCATATTTTCTTAGAAGGACATTTATCGTCCGTACATTTACTTATATCTGCCATTTCTTTTCTTGATTTAAAATTTTACGATACAATTCGTTGATACGTTCTTTGTTGGTTCCTCTTTTGTAATAGAACTCCATTACTTTTTTAATTCTTGTTAGTGGTTTAAAATACTTTGACATAATCTTCTAATTAAATATTAAAAAAAATATTGCAGTTATTAGGGTTATAACAGCAACCCAGGACATAACTTCTACGATAATTGCTTCTTTTTTTGGTAATATAACTTTTTTTCTTTTATAAATTTTTACTAACTCACTTATTAAATAAACATCATCGTACTTACTTCCAGCGAATAACACTTCACCTTTAAAGTTCTTACTTCTTATTGGGAAGCTATCGTCTACCCACTTTGAGAATGCAATATCCTCAGGGTCTCTATAGAGTTTTTTTCTTTTTTTTGCTTTCATATTAATTTAATTTGATTTGTGTTTCGTTTTCGTCTCTCTTTTTAATGATTATCCATCTACCAATGTGGTCTCGGTCCTCTTCAGGCATCAACCCTTCTTTGTAAATAGCGTAAGCTATCAACCATTTATAGAACTTAGTTCTGCTTATAGTCATCTTACCTCTTGCCCCATAATCAGGGTACTCATCAACAAAGTTATTGTACAACTCATTCTTATACAGTCTCACATTTACTGGCAACATATTACTTCTATCATTGTTATCTACCAATCCAACCCACTCGATAAACTCGTGACAAGTCTCTGCTGATAATTGTCTTATCTTTAGATTAACGAACTTAGACTTAACCAATCCTTTTGCTAAGTAAAACCTCAGGCAGTTAATCATATAGTTATCAAACTCACACCAGTCATCATCGTTCCAATCTCCGAACATCATCTTACCAAAATCATCTCTCGGTGTGAAACTCATCGTGTAATATTGGTGTAACTCCAACTCCCACTTTCTACGAGCAAATGAATTACCGGCTCCCTTGATAGCGTAGTTAGTAGTTATAGTTACCTTAGGAGACTTTATAAATGGTATCTTAATTGCATCCTTGTTCTTCTTCTCCAAAGTCAAACCCTCTGTAATCACACTAAACAATCTCTCGAAGTCAAAGTGTTTCTTTACGTCATCAAAGCAAAGAATCTGGGTATCAGCTGATACCAACTGATATGGGAAAGACTTCTCAAAGTTGAAAGACTTTCCATCAATCACCACTAACTTCTTCATATTACTAAGTGCGTTCATCACCAATCCTTTACCGGTCCCACCTTCAGGGTTATCACTAATAACCTCATCGTTTAATATTACTGCCGGGCAGAAAGATAAGTTCTTGTATCCGTGCATTAAGAATCCAATGGTACTTTCCATAGTCTCAACACGTCTTTCATCTCCACCATTAATGTTGCTGATAAACTTTTTGAAATCACAATTACCGGTAACATCACAAATGTTAAAGTTTCTATCAATCACGTGGTCTTTCCAAACGTATCCACCTAAGTCTACATAGTCAATAGTAGTGATACTATTTTTCATTATCTTAACCGCACAATTCTTGTAGTACAAGTAGGCTGAGTCTTTACTATCTGCGATAAAGTATATCTCAATAGTTGATAACAAAGTTAAGAACTCATCTTTAAAGAATCGTGTATTGTCTGCAAAGTAATTGTAAATACTATTGTCATCCAATCCTAACAAGTGATTAAGAATAAAATCTTTAATCTCTTTCTCAGAGGTATGGTCAATAAGGTTATTAGTAACTTTAACAAATACATAGTTACGACTGCCCTCAGGACAGAACTTATAAAAACCAGAGTCTTCTAAGAATTTTTTAAATAAGATATGCTCTATCTTTATAGCACCTTTATCGTTCTTAGTCCAAAAGGTCATCTTGGAGTTCTCATCCTCAACTTTATTCAATACTGCATCAATGATGTCATTGTCTAAGTTCGAGTCTTGCATTTGGTATTTAATCTCTTTCTTAGATACCCCTCTTCTTAACTTAGCACGTATCTGATTGATACGCTCTTCATCTTCGTAATACTTAGTACCAAAGTTTGCTGTGTGTCTGTATGCTGAGTCAATAGTCTGTGCTATCTCACCTATTGAGAAGTCAGCGGTAGCGAATTGGTTTAATACATAACCCGCAAGACTTTTATTAATACCGAAGTCATTGAAAGCCATAGCAAGAATATACGCATTGTGATTGCGTTGTCCTTCTTGCATTGGGTATTTCTTTTCCCACCACTTAACAAGTATCTCTACAATCTTATTCTCATCTGTAATTGGAATGGTAGCCTGGTCTCTAATCTTACTTACCTCTGTGTATTCTTGCTCTTCAATTAAATCCCAAACAGAAGAATTGAAATTAACGTGAATTAAAGGGTCATAAGACTCATAACATACTCGACTAAGGTTTTTACTTGTTTTGTCGAAATAAGGGCTATTAAAATGCTTTTCTAAGCTATTGAAGTACTTTGTATGATTATCTGCGTCAGCAGGAATCTTAACCAATACTTTTAAACCATTACCCGAAGGTGAAATGAATACTGAAAATACATATTTGTTTTTCGATATGGTCTCTTTGTCTTGCAATAATTCTTTCTGCTTAGCATACCCATCAAAATCCAAGCAGATAAGTCCTGAGTGTTCTTCTAATGCGTTATCTAATCTTTTCTTAAATGTACCACTGAAACATATAGCCGGTAATAATTTCTTAATCTCATTACGTTCCGACTTGTCTTTCTCTTGTCTGATGCGTTTTACAATATCTTTTGTAGCACCAGCACCAATCTTTATTCTCTCAAGGATAACATTAACATCCCTAAAGAACGGAGTGTCCGTATCTCTTATGTTTTGGAATATTGTTACGTTATGTATCATATATGTCGTTTTTATGTCGTTTTGTTTAATCTAAGTTGTTTATAATCAATACTTCTGTCGTTTATGTCAATTTTAACTTCAAGATATAGTAATAAAAAAAATATTATATATATATTCTATATAGAAGTAATAGGGGGTATCTAATTAACAATATCGACACGCATTGTTGGTAAAAAAAGGGGAAGTGTTAGTTCCCCTTATCTTATTGGTAATCAGATAATTAGAACGGCAAATCGTCTGCTGGTTCCTCTTTAGCTACCGCTTTTGTTTTGGTCTCACCTTCTTTCTTCGAACTATCATTCGCTTCGAATGTGTCCAAGTCAATGTAGTAGTTTCCACTACGAGCAGTCTTAACCCCAAGGTTAACCCAACCATTCTTCTCGTGATTTTTGATAAAGGCAATAGCCTCTTCAACTTTAATACTAATTCTACCCACTACAAAGTCAGGGGCATTTTCGTTTCGTTTGAATACGAAACCGTCTGCAAAGATTTTTTCTTCTTGTGCCATTTTAAATAATTTTTTAGTTCGCCTTAGTCTATTAAACCAACTACTAACCTCTAAGGCTAAGTTTGTAATTGGTATTTTTTTCCATTATAATAAACAAATTTGTTTATTTTGGACTTTATTTTCCACTAAAACAATTCTTTAGTAGGCAATAGTATACCCTTTGAGGTATTGTCATCTCCTCCAGCTATATCTCTGCGTGTACTTAAATACTTTCTGCATCTCTCAGCAAGGTCTGTTGTCTTTATAAAGTGAAAGGTGTCTGCAATTGCAAAGCAATACCATTCAGACTGAGTAGTAGCTATACCCGAAGGTTTACCTCTACTCTCGTACTCTACAAAAACATTTCCAGTCTCTAATGCTTTTAAGTCATACTTAACCTCTATCAGAGAATTGCTTAGAATATCGTGTAACTCTTCCTCTTTTATCTGACCTATCTTTAAGTCAAACCTAAAGTCACTATTGAAATCCATTAATATAAAAACTCGTCTATGTAATAGTTATCAATACTATCCGATGGGTTCTCCGAGAAGTACTTTTGATATATATCAACCGCTCTTGCTACCTTCATCTCGCCACCCTTTACAAATTCTTCAGTAGGTTTGAATATCGCAAGTATACCAGTGACCTTATCAATCACATAGAACACTAAAGGTTTACCGAATAGTATTTGGTATATATAACATTGTGAATCGTAGTTATACTTCTTAGCGTTCCACTTAAACTTTTGAATATCACTCGTGGTCTTTAAGTCAATCACGTGCTCATTAGTTATAATGTCTGCCTTACCTTTCCACATCATACCTTGTATTTCTCCAATAGCTGGTATCTCATATTGGTTGCCTTCTCTGTATATGTCCTCAAAGAAAGCAATGTTACCATTGATAATCTTTACCAAGTTCTTAACATCATCAATCTCTTTCTTTAATAAACAAAAAGGTAAATTGTTATCTCTACAAAAATCCTTGTACTCTTTGTTATTACGTGTAGCCACATCAATAAAGACTACATCTTTAATTTTCTCAGGCTCAAGTATTGATTGGTGAAAGTATCTGCCTTCTGCAAATGCTTTATTGTCCTCACGTGGTGTACGAAACTCTTTCGGGTTCTCTAATAATGTACCTATATCTGAATTGGATAAGTAGTTCTTACCAATACCACCATAGTATTCTTTATCATCACGTAGTAAGTCAAGTATGTGTTGGTTTAATACTGTCATACTATACGCTTAATACATTAGCAATTTCTTTCTTCAATGCTGGACTGATTTTGTATTTACGATTTAATTGTTGACCAATTTTCTCCATACCTAATTCCTTATTGGCACTAACATATTTAATTACGTTGTTCCAATTATCAGTACCTTTTTTCAAGTCCTCTAACACAGGCTCTTCCTTAACGGGTGCCACTACTTTAGTAACCTCTCCCTCAGGTAAGTCCTCACCGGCATAGATATAAATACCCAAGCCAAACATAGCAAGGTTCTTAACTAAGCATCTCATTAATGTTTTATTGATGTCAAACATTGAGGCGGCCTCAACAGACTTCTCTCCGTATCTTGTGGTATAAGTATAAGCCTCAGCTAACATTGACTTGTTGGCTCCGTCCATAACTGGCAACCACATCTCTAAAGTTTTACCTTCGATAGTTACTTCTGTCATTACCATATACCCAAGTTTCTCATCATAGAAGTATGGCTTTTGAGTAATAGGGTCTCCTTTGATTTGATAAGAAGCATCAGGGAAAGCTTTTTTAGTTTCACTCCAAGCCCAAGCCCACGATAAATAAGTTAAATTACTTTTCTTTTCTACTTTGTCGTTCACGTTGATAGCCGACAATTTTTCAAATGTGTTTTCCATTTTGATTTGATTTGATTGATTAAATAAATACTGCTTTGTCAATATCCTTAACGATTGATTGATAATCTTTGTCTTCCTTAATCTTTTGGTCGACTACGTTAATTCCATTAATGATTGAATTGTGAGCAATGTTATATCCGTTATCGTTCATAAACTTTTTGATAATAACTAATTGCATTTGTCTATTGTAACATAAGTAGTAAAGTAATTGTCGTGCATCTACTATATGTCTCTGTTTTAGTTTAGAGAATAGGGTTTCTCTATCAATGCTGAACAAGTCTGTAACTCGGTCAACATATTGATTAAATACGTCTGATTTCATTTGATTTGATTTGATTAATTAAAGTACAAAGATAGTAAATATCTTTTACATACAATACATTTTTAACATAAATTTAATATTAAAGCTAACGACATTCCTATACAAAATAAGAACAAGCACCACATTAAAAATCCATAGATTTTATATTTCATTTATAAAAAGTTAAGTCGTTAAACTTCACGTAAACAAATCCGTCTTGGGTTATCTTATCAGCGTTATCCCAACTCTCTTTGGTAATGATATGCCCGTCAGGGAAGTTAGGGTTTTGTTCTAACTCTGTCTTTAATTTTTGTATGTATAGTGTGGCATCCATTAACTCTTCTTGTAAGTGCGATAGCCACTCAATATAGTTTAAGTCTCCACGTTCTAATGTTACTCCATACTTCTCAATCCCAGCATCAGACCTATCTTTATACTTATCTAATACTTCTTTTACTATTTTATCTTTCATTTGTTCGCTTGTTTAATTAAATAATACCATAACCAAATTACTTTCGGTCGTATCAATTCGTATCCACACCATAACAATAAATATTTCATAATGTATTCGTTATTAAATGTCAAGTTTTTTCCATCATTTACCTGACATATTGTTATTAAAAAATGACGCACTTTCACGTCAGTCAGTCTTATTGTAATTTCAGCTATTATGAGTGCATCAAGAAGTATATATAAATAAACTTGATACAGAGTAGCGACTGATTTGACCAATGGCATTACAACGTCCTACATTACCGACAAGTAAGGATTTCCTTTGCTACTCAATTTATATTATTATATTTTTAAATTCTTCGTATAACTCTATCTTCTTTCTTGGGTATCTCTTGATAAGCATATCCAATAACAATTCATTATCGTACACCTCATAGCCGTCACGCTCGGCATTAACAATAGGCGTTATTACCTCTACAATATCTACCTCATCTAACTCTGTATGTAGATAGAAGTCTTCTTCTTTGTACGCAGTGGTACTTATTCTAAATATATTCATAATTGGTTTAATATAAATTTAACTTTACTTTCTTTATCTTCGTTGGGTATCAACTCATCAATGGTTGCCCAACCACTATTCCATTCAAATTTGTATTTACCTTTCCACACGATTTTACGTAAGAATTTTCCGTATTCATTCACTATATAAATATAATCATTTACTTTCATAATGTTGTTATTTTTAAGTGTCCTACTTCTATTCCAATATCTAAACCATCGTCAATAGCTTTGACTAATTCCTTATAATTTTCAACCAAACTTTCGCTATCGTCATCATACAAAATGTATAAGTCAAATACTTTTTTATCCCATATTTCTTCTGCGTTGTCGGTTACTATTAACCATACAAAATTATCCTTTGTTACTTTCATAATAATTATTCTTCAATACTAAATTGTTTAACAAACTCTGCTCGAAACTCCATTGATAAATCGTACACGTTGATTTCGTTATCGAAAATCTCTTGTGCGTGTTCTGTATTAAACGCATCAACGGTTACTTCCATTTGATAAGTAATTGTAAATGGTTTCATTTTAACTAAATCTTTCCACAAGAATAGCGTTTCAAGTCCAACCATTTTGCAGTTGGTATCTCCATAAATATCTTCGATAACCATTGTACCAAAATCTTTATCTTCGGGGTGTATTGACTTTACAATATCACCAATGTTTAAATCTTTTTCCATAATTATTTTTTCTTTGTTGTTAATTTTTTTCTATCAATCTCTGGAAACTCTGATACATAAGTATAAAATACTTTATCAATAGCCTCATAAGGACTGAATGCAGTTATCGTGCATACATAATTGTTATCGTAAAATACTTGGTATGGTTTCCGTGTTTCCATTATAGTTCTGCCTCAAAGTTACAATCCCCATTTTCCAAAACACAATCCCGTATTTGTATTCCAATACCTAAGTCGGCATAGTCTCGCAACATAGCTTGGCTAATGTTTATATCTTCTAAATCTTTATCTGAATAACCATCTCTCTTACTAAAGAAGTCATCAATAATTTTTTTATTGTCACCTAACTTTTCCTCAATGGCTTTAATTTCATTCTCAACTTCTTCCAAATGGTCTTCGTTGAAATAATAATTAATGTAGCTTGGCTCTGTTTCTTCGCCCCCAAATCTACTTGGTGCATCACTTGGTTGTAAACCAAACCAAAATTTTCCGTTTATATCTCCTTGATAATATCTGCCCATAATTTTTAGCTTAATAGTGAAACTTTGTTTAATAAGTCTTTTGTTGCTCTTTCAATCATTTTACCCTTGATTGTTAAATCTAAGCCTCCTTTTAAATTATCCCAAAGCACGTTAACTTTACGATTTTCATAATTAATAGGTCTATATGCTTGATTAAATAATTCAAACTCTTGTGCTTGGCAAAGATAGTCACCACTACAAGCACCATTCTCTTTTAGAAAATTTCTTATTTGTTCGGTAATACTTGATGAAAATTGTCTGATTTTTTCATCTACTTTTTCTTCGATTAATTTGTCTAATTGTCCCGTTGATTGTGTCATAATTTCTAATTGATTTTTAAGTTGTTAAGTAATTCATAATAATGGTCGTACCATTCGTTAAATACGCCTTGTACTTCTTCAGTATATGAAATTGTTGTATCGGTTACAACTTCATACATATAATCATCATCGTCTTCAAATTTTGCACACACAACTTCGTGTGCTAATTCAGATGCAACTTCTAATAAATTAATTTTTATTTCCATAATTTCTAATTGTTTAATTGTTTAATAAATATTTCCGTGTTTTCTTCAAATGTTAATAAATTTTGATAATGTTCTTCAAAGCACATTAATTCATATTCTGAATAGTCAGATGAATTTAGCATATCGCTAACCCAATCCTCAAAATAATATAAAGTATCCCATTCAAAATCATACAAGTCCTCGTCTAATTCAGGACAATATGCTGAATATCCTTTTACTTTAGTAGGTACTACATAACTACCAGTTCTATTACAAATTCCTATTGCTTCGTGTACCATACTATAAATTTTTCGTTAAGGTTAAACAATTTATCACATAATTTCTTTGCTCGGTATCTGCTTGATACTTGGGCAACAACCTCGTTATTATCCCAATAGTTTAAATAGATTGTGTACATTTTTTCTTTTTTAAGTTAATACTCCCTTTTAGCTTTCTTAGGTCTATACTATTTTGATAAACAATTTCGTATGCCTTGGTCATTTTGTAATTGTCAGCTAAATGAACGCTACCCACTTTGCGTAGCCATTCATAAAATTTGTTAACGTCTTCCATTAGATGATAGTTTCTTTTACTAAGTTATACAATGAGGTAATATCGTGAGCATCATTAAGAGTCATATACATTTCAATATCTTTAAACGTATCATCATCTTCAGGGTCTAATCCATACACATCACATATATACTCATACATCGCCCACTCATCATCTGATTCCATAGTCTCATCATACGAAGTGTCGTATTGATTATAGTCGTAAGTATTACCATACTCCCATACATCATCAAACTTTTTAGTAGTAGTTGCCTTAGTATCTGTCTTAGATACTTTTTGATTACCATAATAATGAAAGTCATTGTACTGCTTGTATGAATCGTTTGAGTACCAGTTACCACTATTCCACTTACCTAAGTCTTCGTTGATAATAGTGTATCTATCTTTGCTATCTAAGAATATAAGTTTACTATAACCTATATACTCTGATATGAAATACTTTGTCATCTCACAAGCAACAAAGTTGTGACTGAACTTCTTAAGCATATCATTGAATTGATAGGTATCTGAGAAACTTTTGTTGCCCAGTCCCTTGATTACTCCGTTGTGTACAAACCCTAAGTCATTGTTAGTTAGGAATGGATGAAGATTGTGCTCACCATTGTAACCACTCGTAGCGATACGAAAGTGTAATACAATATTACCTACTGATTTGTCATCACGTATATCGTTGTACTTCTCTATGTACTCCTCATACTCGTATGTCTTGAATACATTTAACTTGTTATCTTTACTCCATAGAAGACCGGCTCCCATGTCGTTGTTGTCCCAAGAATTTTTGATTTGATTTTTAGGTAATCTACCTGCTTTCTTTGTGTTTAAAATTGCTATGCACATAATGTTTGGTTTTAATTGTTAATTGTTATATATCTAATCCTTCAAATTGTTTTGTATATTTTTTAAATCTTTCCTTAAGCGTTACTAACTTCTCATCTGTATAAGTCTCCTTAAGTAATCGTGTGAACTTTGTATCTACATTGTAATAACCTTGTATCACATCATCAGTAGGGTTTTTAAGTATCGACATAATTAGTTTACTTCTCCACTTCAATGTCTTAACATTAGGTACTGCACTAATGATACGAAACTCTACACGATTGTCGTGTATCTTAATAGCTTGATACTTCTCGTTCTCATATTTAAGGTCTCTGTTGTTCTTACCTTTACAATAGTTCTTATCTACTCTACCGTGATACAAGGCATAGAATAAAGGCGTATAACCTTTTATCTTATCAAACAATTCATTGCCCGATAAACCTTTCTCTGATAAGTTGATATGACCACCACACGAAGTACTATGATTGGCATTGATATGGTTTACAAGTACCTCATTACTCTCTATATATTTGAATATCTTTGTGATATTAAACTCAAACGTAGGACTAATGAGCTCGTAGCCACTACTACTACATAGACTGCCATCGCTTTCTTTACGCCACTTGTACTCTGTCTGCTCTTCAAAGTTATCAATGTCTATACTCTCCAGTACGTCTTGGTCTTCCTTCTCAATCTCGTACCCGATACGATACTTTGACTTGCCATCGAAGTTCTTGGATTGGTAACTACCATTATGATACCCACGTAAGTAAGTCTCTGTATCATCGGGATAGGAATACCAACCATCACCCTCGTGGTAGTAGGCATCATCTTCACTCATTACCTCTTCAATATCTTCACACCACACAAGGTCGTGATAAGATAAAGCATCACCATCATACCACTCGCCTTGATAAAGGTAGTCCATATTACGTTCTGCCCAATCATTACTTCGCCACTCCTCTGAACGATACATATAGCATCGAACTCCATCGTCCTCGTGGTAGTATTCATCGTTTCCCTCACACCAAAATGAACGTTCTCTATCACACAAATCACCATCGTGTAGTATTACATATTCATCGCTTGAATAGTATCTATTATCGTATGATATATACTCACCACGCTCTATCTCATTGATAGATACATAACCCTCATTGATACTCTCAATGGCATTCTCAATGTCAGTTCGGTCATCACTAAACTCATTGTACAAAATTTTTAATTCTGATAATTTCATAATAAATTGGTTTTAAATTGTTTATATTATTCTCTGTAATCATCGTAAATTTCTATCCAACCATCTAAATCTTTTCTCCATCTATTAGTACTAAATACTATTTTGCCTTCATTTTCTTTAGTGATGGCGTATAATTCTTCAAGCGTATTTACTTCTATTATTTCATTAGTTTCTATTCTTGTTCTATGACCAACTCCATCATCATCAATCCAACCTTTGATTACTTGGTCATCAATCCTTATAAAATCTAATCTTTCTTTTTCTATTGTTCTTTCGCCATATTTTTTTACCCAAGAGAAATCATCAGTTTCTTCGTGCGTTATCTTTAGTGTGTAAGACCCATTTATTGGTCTGTCTATTTTAAATTTCATAATAAATTGGTTTCAGTTACTTCTTGTTTAAATGTTTCCTTTAAATCTTCTAATTGTTCTTCGTTGAATATAAAAAACTTTGCAGCTACTTCTTGAAGCATTGTAAAGTCTTCTCTTATTACTGCCCTCATAAATTCTTTGTACAATGGCTCATCGTTTAAAAACATAAGGCTTAATTCTTGGTCTGAGTAATGTGTTATGTCTGTCATAATAATTGTTTTCTAATATTAATTAATTCTTCTTCTTCTTTTTCGTCCCAAGAGTTTATAGATACTGTAGCTATACTTACTGATAAAACATATTCGCCATAACTTCTGTCTATATGTAGTACACTATCTATATTTTCCTCATCTAAAGGTTCATTTGATAATATTAATCTTGAGTAATTCGTATCTCCCGAACGATTACCCATAACTATTTCATAAAGTGCCATGTTAATAAGGATTAATTGTTGGATAATTATCTAATAAAAATTTAGTTCTATACTCTTTGAATTGTGCCCAAAATTCGTGAACCTCAATGTGAAAATCAAAGTCGGTTTCAACATTGAAAAAGATATTCCTTGTTTGAGTGCTTTGTATTGTTAACACTTTTGTTTCATTATCGAACCCTCCGAAGTTCATCCACCTTGGACTTTCGCTTGGTGTTCCTATTAACATAAACATTACACATTGTTCGTGTAGGTTTTTATCTAATTGTTCTTTAATTGGTTCTATATAATTCATAATTTTAATTGATTAAAGATTTGATTATACTTAAGTCTATTGTGCCATACTTACTATGGACTTTATTTAATTCTTTTTCAGCTCTATTAAATTCAGCATCACTTTTTGGATTGCTATATATATAAAGCCACTTCGATATGTCTGTTAATTCCGTTCTCATATTAATTTTATACGTTAACTCCTACATAAAATAATGTAAGAGCATATTTTTTTGTGTTACACATTTCAAATGGTCTGTCATATTTATCTAAACAAACCCACTCATTACTCTCTAATTTGTCAATACTACCTACATATATATCATCAATATATATTTGATAATTTCCAGAATACTTTTTAATTACTTTCATCTTTCGGTACAAATAATGGTATTAAATTAATAATTAATAATAATGTTACTACTATTGCAAAAGTAGTGTCATTGTTAGCTAATAAACCTATAAAAGCTAAGATTGTGTTTAAGGTTGTTCTCATTGTAAATTGGTTTTAAAGTTAGTGCGTAGTAGAGTTTCGCTCTCTATAAACTATTCCAATAGCTACGCAATTATATTCCACCTCATAGGTTGGGTTAAATTGTATTTGTATCTCTTTAGATATTCCATTTTATTCTATTAATCCATTACCTATACCATATTGGAGTACCTACAATTATTGTAGATAGCATTAAGTTATTCCGCCAATAGATACCACTATACACGCATTATGTATAGGCTCGGTCACGTTGGTATATAATATACCTATGCACGTGTAAACGCTTTTAAATATTTTCAGTCGTTTAAAACCTTGAATTAAGTCGTATTGATTGGGCAAGTCCTTTGCCTATCGAAAATTTTCACGTCATTTCATACCTAAAAATTATCTTAATCAATATGTCCAAAACTTTTTCACGTGTTAACAATTTATAAGCATTTCGCTATTATACCATTTCGGCAAATTGTTTTTAGTGTGTTTTTTACTTGTATTTTGAGGGGCTTAGAATTTCGCTTTCTATTAATGTATCACATACAAAGCCCCTTTGTCATTGGCTTACTTTTTCGCCTCAGTTTTATTTTGTCTCTCTACTTTCTTTTTCAGCTCGTTTTTAGTATTGAATTTTGCAAGGGTTAAATATCCTATCCAATTTGAATAGCTTGGCTTAATAGGTAACTTTGTAAGAAACTCCGCAAAGGTTGGCACCTTGTTACTTCCTAAAATATTCTTAATTTCAGGGTTGGCAATACAATTTTTGTAGACTTTCGAAGCCGTTTTATTTTCTATTTTGTCCGTTACATTTGCTAACTTGACAAAGTCGAAAGTACTTTTTTGCTCTTTGTTTTTTAGCAAAGTTTGTTTTTCGGTTAAACTTAATTTAACGCTTGTGTTTTGTGTTTGTGTTTTCATTTTAAAGGTTTTAATTGTTAATGATTAATTGTTTAATATTTATAGTACAAATATAGCACATTAAATTGATATTAAAAAATAAATAATGTTAAAATTTTGTTAATATTTTGTTAATGTTTTTAATAGCTTTTTTAATTACTATATCAATACAGGTACAAATATAAAACATTACTTTCACAATACAAAATAAAAACTCTTAAATTTTTGTTAAATTTTATGAGCTCATATTTTGCCAATGTTTACAAAGGTTTGAGGCAGTTTGGTTATTGTGAAATATTTGAGGTTGCAAAATGTGGGCGTGATGTTAGGCAAAGTCTATTATCGTGCAACAAATGGAAAGGGCAAAGGGAAAACGGGGAAACGGGAACGGGTGCACCAAGGGGAAACGGACGGACGGGTACGGGTACAAAGGTGCCAACCAAAAAAGCCAAAAAGTCGGGGCGAAGTTTTGGAAATGTAACCCCCACCCCTTTTTTAAATATCGACTTTCCCCCGAGGGCAGTTGACGTCAAATGGGGGTATAGCCCAAACACTACTATTATCTAATAAAAATTATATCTTTGTCTAAACTTTTAAAAAACAAAAAGATGAAACAGAGATTAAACTTAGGAAACAGTATATACCAACAAAAGAACGTAGGGTCTTTGAGTGGTCTTACAGTTAAAGATGGTATGTTGATTAACAATCGCCCTGATGGACAAACTGGAATTGCACAGGCAGCTCAAGTTAAAAGAGCAATGAAGATTGCTGAGAAAGTTTCTATCGTAGCAAAAGGAACAGCTATGGGAGAGATGATGTCTGATATGTCAGAGGACTATTCATAGTCAAAATTAAACTTTAGGAAACCCACATATAATCTATGTGGGTATCTTTTTATTAATAATCGACATAATTGGTTATATTTTACGACGTTTTTGCGACGATTTGATTTTTCTAACTATTTGATTATTAATATATTATTTCTTTTATGTCGATAATGTCGAAAAAAAGAAGAGAATATAGTGGAAAAAAAAATATAATAAAGGGAAATTATATATATATATATAGGAATACCTAAAATTGACATTCGACATAATGATAACATACAACCAAGACCCCAATCCTACACCTGATGAAATGAAAAAATTTCTAATGTGTGTATTTTTATACATAATTATTGTACTTCTATCAAATATTTTTTACAAATACGGGTTTAATTAGAATTTATTGTACTATATTTGCACTAAACAATTAAAAATTAAATCAAATGTTAGAAAATCAAGGTTATTCTCCTAAAGATTTGTTCTTTGGTGAGAATGGTAGAAAGAAATTAGTAAGTGGCGTTGTTAAAATGTCCAAAGCGGTTAAGAGTACGTTAGGTCCTGGAGGGAATACGGTACTAATTGAGAGCCCATCACACACACACGGGATTACTGTTACTAAAGATGGTGTAACAGTTGCTAAAGCTATTGATTTGATAGACCCTTCTGAGAACCTTGCCGTTAAAATGATGAAGGAAGCTGCTGAGCGTACTGCATCATCTGCGGGTGATGGTACAACAACTGCGATTGTGTTAACTGAGGCGTTAGTTCTTGGTGGATTAGTTCATATTACTGAGGATTTGAACAGAACAGAGGTATTGAGACACTTAAATGACTTAGGTGATAAGGTGGTGGATAGGTTACGAAGACGTAGCAAGAAGGTATCGAGCTCAATGTTAGCTGATGTGGCTACTATATCGGCTAATAATGACCGTGATACAGGAAAGATTATTGCTGAGGTTTACAAAGACGTTGGAAAAAATGGGATTGTAACGGTGGAAAAGAGTCAGAACGATGAGACGTATGCGGAGACCACTATGGGTTTAAAATTTGACAGAGGATACTTAAGTCCAATGTTTATTAATGAGCAAAAGAAAGACGAGTGTGTGCTCGAGGACGTGATGGTATTAGTTGCTGATATGGAGATAGCAAATATTCTTCAGATTGAGAACATATTAAAACCAATTATTACAGAAGGAAAGAAGTTATTGATTATATCACCTTGTAATGCGAATGTGGTAAATACATTGGCAGCGAATGTGATGAAAGGTAGCGTTAAGATATGTGCGGTTGCTCCTCCGAGTTTCGGATACAAGCAACACGAGTTAATGCACGATATTGCAATTAGTGTAGGTGCTACTTACTTCAGTGAGAAGACCGGTGATGATTTGAGTATTATGAATTACGGAGACTTAGGACACGCTGCAAAAATAATTGTAAGCAAAGACAAGACTGTAATCATTAAGTCAGATGCACGTACCAATCAAAAGCAAGTTGATGAGAGAGTAGCTCAGTTATGGGAGGCACATAAAAATGCAAATAAAAAGAACGAGAAGGACTTTTTATTGGAGAGAATTGCTTCACTAACAGGAGGAATTGGCGTGATTTTTGTGGGCGGACAAACTGACTTGGAGCAGAAGGAATTGTATGACAGAGTAGATGATGCTGTGTGTGCGGTACGTTCAGCTTTAGAGGAGGGTATCTTACCTGGTGCAGGTAAAGCATTGTTTGAGGAGTCTTTTAATTTTCACGATATTGGAGATAATAATGAGAGAAATGCTGCGGTAAGAATCGTAAGCGAGGCATTACAAGCACCTCTTATTCAAATCTTAACTAATGCTGGATTGAAAGTAGATAATGTATACCACGGGACATTAATTAATGGTGAGGGGTATAATCTAAAGACAGGTAAGTACGGTGACTTGATTAAGATGGGTGTAATTGACCCGCTGAAAGTTACAAGGTCAGCATTACAAAATGCAATTTCAGTTGCGACAACTATTCTAAGTACCAATGCTACAATCACATTGGCTCGTAGTTATGTTCCAGCCGAATCATAAATTTAAACAATTTGTAAAATTTACAATTATATGGGTAGCGTGTAACCTATCAATACCATTTTGGATGGTAGGTCACGTTCACCTAAGTTTAAATATTTACGAGGACATATCTGAGATAGTAGCATCAATGGGAATGAACATAGTTGTTGCTGTAGGTTTTTGGTTAAATTGGAAGGACGAATCTAAAAAATAAACAATGAGTACTCTTGAGAGAATAGTTGAATCTTTAGAAAAATTAAGGGCAAAGCATATCATTGAGGGTAACTACGAGAGGGCTGCTGAGGTTAAGGTAGTAATTGATAAAATTAAAAAAAGAATTAATGAAGCTTTGTAAAAAATGCAACAGTTCATTTGAGGTTCGAAAAGGTTTTACAAATTTCTGCAGTTGGACTTGTAGAAACGGAAGACCACACACTTCAGAGACTAAAGATAAGATAAGTAAAAAAAACTTAGCTAATTGGAAGAGTGGTGTAATGGATAAGATTGACTATTATGCTTTAAATAACTCTCCAATAAAGATAGAGAGAACTAAAGCTACTTGGGATAGAAAATCAAACGCCAAGCATTTAAACGGAGAGAAGATTCACGTTCAAACAGTAAGAAAGATAATGTTAAAAAAAGCAGAGTACAGATGTAGTATTTGTAATCTTTCAGACTGGTTAGGTTCACCAATTACACTTGAGCTTCATCATATTGATGGTGTTAATACCAATAACGAGATTTCCAACCTACAAATAGTGTGTCCTAATTGTCATTCACAAACAGATAATTTTAGAGCAAAAAATATAAAAAAGAAAATATGAAACCAATCGGAAAATACATTGTCATCAAAACAATTGATGAAGAGTTGAAAACAGAATCAGGATTAATCTTATCGGGAGAGGATGCAAACCAAATGAGATATAAGCGTGGAGTAGTAATTGAATCAGGTACCGATGTACCAAATATTAAAAGTGGTGATGACATTTACTACGATAAAGCCCACGGATTTACAATGTTAATTAATGACAAGCAGTATACTATTATTCGGGAGTCTGATGTCGTTGTTGTTTTATAGTCTTATTCATTTCTATAATCATATTACGATAGACTTTATCTGAGAAGGATACATTCTTAGCGAACATTTTATTATTAGCACTACTAACGGGGATTTCTTCCCCGCTTAGTTTTCTATATATAGACTGAATCATTCGGTTTGACTTTATTGATAATTGGTATATAGCTTTTCGTGCTCCCATTCTTTTTCTAAAGACAACAATCCAACCGGCTTGTCTTAGGTTCTCAAATCTTTGTTTGTCCCAACCAAGAAGGTTATCAAACTCTTCAAACTTTCCTCTATCAAAATACTTCTCTGAGTATAAGAATAATAGCATATCAAGGTCTGCTTGATTTAAGCCATATTTGATTTTCATAAACTGTCTGATGACTCTCCAATATTTTAGATAATCTAATTGATTTGATTTCATTTAAAATAAATTTACTACATTTGCTACAAAGTTATTAATTAAAATAGACATAACAATGGAACAACCTAATAAAGACAAAAAAGTAAAAAGACCTGATACTCCATTGGCTGCAACTCCTGCACCAAAAATGTTTAACGCAGTTAAAGAGAAATTACCTTCTAAAGGAAAGAGTACTCAAAAGGTTGCAACAGGAGTTCGTATTTCTCCAAAAGATGAGAAAGCCCACCCTGAGGATTTTAAATATTTAAATAGATAACAATGCAAAGACCTGATACACCATTAGCTGAGACTCCTATTCCTAAAGATAGTACAGTATATTTTAGAAATAAAGTTAGAGACATAAATCAAAAAATGCAAAAATTAATACCAAATCTTCCAAAATTTATTTCTAACGATAAGGATGATAATAAAAAAAGTCAAGAGATGAGAAATTTAGTTTCTGAAAAAAACAAAGCAATTTCTAATCAACTTAGACAATCTGATAAAGGAAAGCTCGGTTATGACAAAAACGGATATAAAATAAAAAACAAATAACAATGCAAAGACCAGATACACCATTAGCAAATACTCCTGAGCCACAACCTGTTACCTCAGGATTGCAGCCTATGAATCAGCAGTACACTCAGCCTGTTACTAAGTATCAAGCTACTGCAGATGCGGCTATTCAGCAGATAAATAAACTTTCACAAGAGAAGATATGAAGCTAAAGACAAAACAAGAGAGAAGAGACACTCCGTTATCGGATAGCCCTGATGTAGAGGCTCCGGTTACTGATTTAAAATCAGCTTTATCTGATATAAGTAAACGAAATGCTGCAAGGCAAACTGCTATTAATGAGTCTCGTTCAAAAGTTAATGCAGCAAGAATAGCAAGAAGTAGAGAAAGAAAATCTGCAGCAGATGGAAGCCTATATGGATTGGCTTCATTTAAAGGAACAACAGGAAAATAATAATAATTACTAACACAAATACAAACAAAATGGCAAAATCAACACCAAATTTACCTGCATCATCAAAATTGAAGATGCCAATGGCAGCAGCTAAACCTGCAATTAAAGGAGCAATTAAAGGAGCAGCTAAAGGAGCTGTAAAAGGAGCAATGAAAGGAATTGTTAAAACTGCAATGAAAAAGAAATAATGAAAGATACACCAAACTTACCAGGTTCATCTCGTATGCAGATGCCTATGTCAAGTGGAAATAATACTCCGCTTAAAATTAAAGCTGATGGAAGTGGTTTAGCAAGTAAAGTTATGAAAGCTGCATCAGGAAAAGGAATGAAGGGAACTAATCCTTATTGTTAATTTTTAAAATAGAATTAAGATGGCAAAGTCAAAAGAAGTAAAAGATATTGAAGTAGTAACTCCTGAGGTAGTTACAGTTGAAGAAGTAGTAGCTGAAGAAGTAGTAGCTGAAGAAGTAGTTGCTCAAGCAGGACATTATAGTAGAGACTTTTCTGCATAATGGCTGATAAGGCAAATATGAAATGCAATCGTCCTGTTCCTTCCGATAGACCTGGAAAGAAGAAGATGGTAAAAGCTTGTTCCAATGGAGAGGAAAAACTTCTCCATTTTGGAGCAAAAGGTTATGGGAACAACTATAGTCCTGCAGCAAGAAGAAGTTTTAAAGCAAGACACAGTTGTGATACGGCTAATGATAAACTAACCCCAAGATATTGGGCGTGTAAAAATTTATGGGCAGGACCGGGAGGTTCTACTACAAGTAATCCAAGTAATCGTAAAGGAAAATACTAATGAAAAAAGTAATTGAAAAAGCAAAACAGTACGAGTCTAAAAAATCATTAGACGGTAAAATGAAATTCTTAAAAGGTAATGTAGGTAAAACCACAACTAAAGGAAAAGGATTTCCTGATGTAAGTGGAGATAAAAAAGTTACTAAAAAAGATATTCTTATTGCAAGAGGGGTAATACCTGCTAAAAAGAAATAATATGCCAAAAGATGCTTGTTATAAAAAAGTAAAAGCACAATATGACGTCTTTCCATCGGCAAGAGCTTCACAAGCTATTGCTAAATGTAGAAAAGGTTCAGGTATTGTGAGAAAGACTGAAGCAGGTTCATCTTTAAAAAGATGGGATAAAGAAAAATGGACTGATACAAAATCAGGAAAAGCTTGTGGTGCAGGAGGAAATAATGAATACTGCAGACCAAAAGTAAAGGTGTCATCAAAAACACCAAAAACCATATCAGAGATTAGTAAGTCTAAATTATCTGCTAAAAAAGCAGAGAAGTCAAGAATAGGTATGGGAAATAGAGTTTCAAAAATTTAATAAAATTTAATATCTTTACACAATGAAATCAAAAGGATTAGGAGATACGATTGAAAAAATAACTACTGCTACGGGTATTAAGGCAGTGGTTGAAAAAGTTGCAGAAGCAACAGGAAAAAAATGCGGATGCCCTGAAAGAAAAAAGGAATTAAACAATCCTAACTTATTAGTAAACAAAATATTTTATAAAAATTAGAAATTATGTCAGTATTTAAAGAAACATTTTCGAGAGCATTAAAGGTAATAGCTTCAGATTTTTGCAATGTTCCAACTCCAAATTTATTATATAGTGGTAGCAATACAGGTTACGATAGTGAAGACCCTAATCTGTTAATAGACGAAACCGCAAAATTTTTTGTTAATGCAAGTTCAGAAGCACAGTCTTCACAAAATAATGTAAGATATCTTGTAAACGTAGGCGATGTTGTGTATTGTTACGATACAGGTAAAGCTGCTACTGTTGTATCGGTTAAAGCACCTACAGGACTACAATTAAACGATGATATATTTCAGGGTTCAGGTTATGACTATTTTATATATCAAGAAGGAGCACAAACAGGTTTAGGAAATACAGGAGCTTTCTTGTATATGGGAGGAAGCCAAGATACAGGAACTTTGCACGTAACAACAATAGGTGGAGACGATATGATTGTTGGAAAAATAAGTAAGCCATTTTTTCCTATACAAATTAAAAAAGTTTGGTTTACAGATACAGCTGATTTAGTGGGAGATTTATACGCAGTTTGGTAAGATGGCAAAAGTTAAACAACAAGAGTCTGCTTATGAGGCTAAACCTAAAAAAACAGGTGTAGCATCAAAAACAAAAACAAGCAAATTAAAGTCAAGTAAAAACTATGTAAAAGCATATAAAGGTCAAGGAAGATAATGAAATACTTAAAATATATAATATCGTCTTTGGTTCTTTTATTTGTTCCTATATATGGACTTTTAATTGCTGTTGGTACTGCAATAGCTCTTGATACATTCACAGGTATTTTTAAAAGCATAAAATTAACAGGATGGTGCAGTATTAGAAGTAGAATACTTTCTAATATTATATCAAAGATGGCGCTATACGAAATATGTATATTACTTCTTTTTGTAATTGACAAGTTTGTTCTTAATGAGTTTATTTCCAAGTGGTTTGGATTCCAATATATGTTTACAAAAATATGTGCGATACTTTTAATTTTTATTGAATTAGTATCAATTAAAGAAAATATAGAAGCTACATTTAAAATAGATATTTGGAAGTTACTTAAAAAAGCATTCCTTAGAGCAAAAGAAATTAAATCAAATGTAACCGACTTACAATAATGAAAACAAATCAAGAAGGAATAAATCTAATAAAACACTTTGAGTCTTTACACGATGGTGACTTAAAACAAATTGGACTTCAACCTAAAATGGACCCAATAGGAATATGGACTGAAGGTTATGGAAGAGCAATGAGAGATAATAAAGGTAACTTTATTAAAGGGGCTAAAAATATTGAATTAGCTTATAAAAAATCAAAGATACATACAATAGAAGATGCTTTAAAAGCATTGGCTGAAGACCTTACCCCAAGAGAACATATTGTAGCTCAAAATATTAAAGTTCCACTAAATGAAAACCAATTTAGTGCATTAGTCTCTTATGTTTATAACACGGGAGGTTCTAATACATTGTATAAGTTGATTAATTCAAAAGCATCTGATAAAGACATTCGTAATTGGTTTGAACAACATTATATAACAGCTGATGGAATTATAATGAAAGGATTAATTTTAAGAAGAAAAGCAGAAGCCAATTTATACTTTAAAAAATGAAAAAAATACTATTATTAATTATTTTACTTTTATCATCTTGCGCTGCAAGAAAAGTCAATGTGGACAAAGTAGATAATACAACAAAAGTAGATAGTACTTCAGTTACCAAACAAGAAGTAGTTACTACTCAAGATAATCACATTAGTATTGTAACTAATACTGATGAAGTAGAGGTATGCCCAGTATCTGATTCATTACCTATGGTTGTGAACGGAATAACGTATAAAAACGCCAAGCTACGATACAAAAAAACAAAAAAGGTCTTAGTAGATACTACAAAAATAAAAGTGTCTGAAAAGACCTCTATTAAGGTTGAGGTAAAAAAAGAAGCTAAGGTAAAAACATTTAAAAAAGAAATTGATAAGAAGGCAAACTATACGATATATATATGGTGGATATTAATTATTTTATTACTAATATATTTATATAATAGATTTAAAAGTAAATTCCTATCTTTGTAGAATTAATAATTAAATCAAAATCAAAATGGAACAAGTAACGCAAGAAGAATTAGTAAAAATTCAAGAATTAAACTCTGAGTTTAACAAAGCGAAAATGGCAATTGGAGATGTTGAATTACAAAAGCAACAAATCATTCGTCACATTGAAGAATTAAAGGTAGAATTTGCAGCACACGAAAAACAATTAGTTGAAAAGTATGGTGCAGATGCAGTTATCAATATTCAAACAGGAGAAGTAACCAAAAAAGAAGAATAAAAATGGCAAAGATTAGTACATACGCTGATACCCCTCCTCCATCATTGGATGATTTTTTGTTAGGAACAGATGTAAATAACCTTAATTCAACTCAAAACTTTCTCGTATCAGATGTTATTACTCTTGCTACTACTACAGGGCAATTTGTAACTAAAGTAGGAGGAACTCTTCCTACTTATGCAAACAATGCTGCAGCTATTTCAGGTGGTCTTGCTGTAAATTCAATTTACAAAACATCTACAGGAGAAGTCAGAATTGTTGTTTAATAATTAAATTAAAATATAATGTCTAAAATAGCTACTTATCCTTCAGCGGATACTCCCTTACAATTAAGCGATAGACTGATAGGTACAGAAGCTATTAGGACTCCTCCTACATCTACTCCCCTTGCAACAAAGAACTTTTCTTTAGGGGAGTTATTACAATTATTCTCAGCAAATTTCCCTGCAGCTTCATTACAAGCTGTACTTAATACGGGAAATACTGCTACTCAAAATATTACATTAACAGGTACAATTACCACTACGGTAATTAAACCAAATAATATTGAGGATACAAGCGGAAGTCAAGGTACTGTATTCCAATATCTAAGCAAAGGAACATCAAGTATTAATTGGGTTAACTTACCTATTGATACGCTACAGGCTGTTTTAAATGCAGGTAATATTGCTACACAAAATATAACTCTTGTTGGTAATATTACTTCAACAAGAATAATACCAGGAAACATTCAAGATGATACTGGAGGAATTGGAATTATAGGACAAGTACTTTCAAAGACAGCGACAGGTATAAGATGGATAAATTCACCTTCAGCAGTAACTCCAGGATTGGCGGATGTTTTATCAGTAGGTAATACAGCTACAAATGATATAACATTAATAGGAGATATAAACGCTTCTAATGCAAAAATAACAGGAGCTTTCTACGATTCGAATAATTCTCCTGGTACACTTGGTCAAGTTCTTTCTTCTAAAGGAACACAGACGGATTGGATTGATGTTGGTACTGTTACATCTATAGGAATGACCGTTCCTTCTGCATTTAATGTTACTCCAAGTACTATTACATCATCAGGTACATTTGCAATAACGGGAGCGGGTATATCAAGCCAATATATAAGAGGAGATGGTACGTTAGCAACATTCCCAACTTCAACAGGAGGAGGTTCATCTTTTAACTATTATCTTAATGGTAGTATTTCTCAGGGTACATTTGGAGGAACCCCTTATTACCAAATGAGTAGGACTCCAGTATTTGGAGTTGGTACTAATTTTACAAGAACAAATGGAGCTGGTAATGGATATATTGCATCATTTATAACTGACGCAGGCGACCCTAGTCAATTAAACATACCTGGTGGTAATTGGAATGTAGAATTTTATTTTAATGCGAGTAGTGGTGGTGGTTCGCCTAGTTTTTATGCTGAGCTTTATAAAGTAGATGCAACTAATGTTTTTACGCTTATTGCAAGCGACTCTTTAAATCCTGAAGGCATTACAAATGGTACAGTTGTTGACCAATACTTCACTTCAATTCCAGTGCCTCAAACTACATTACTTATAACTGATAGGTTAGCTGTTAGAATATTTGTAAATACGGGGGGTAGAACTATTACATTACATACTGAAAATAGTAATTTATCAGAAGTATTAACTACATTTTCAACAGGGTTAACAGCGTTAAATGGATTAACCCAGCAAGTACAATATTTTTCAGTTGGAACATCAGGTACAGATTTTAATATATCATCCGTTACTGATACACATACATTCAATTTACCAACGGCATCGGCAGTAAATAGAGGGGCTTTAAGTTCTACCGATTGGAATACTTTTAACGGAAAATTTACTTTACCAAGTTTCACAAGTGGCTCGGTTTTATTTTCAAATGGAACGACAATCGCTCAGGATAACGCAAACTTTTTTTGGGACAATACAAATAATAGATTAGGTATTGGAACGGCAACTCCAACAAGAACTCTTGACGTTGTTGGCCTTGCTCGAATAAGCGGACAAATTGAAACTCAAAAAATCACCAATTTATCTACAGTCTCAAATGTTCCAGCTGATGCGTCTTTGTTATTATATGCACCAACAACAACAAATTATTATGGCGGAATTATAGGTTGGGCTGAGAGTAATATTGCAGCAAGTATATCGTCTTATGACGACGGAAGTGGTGGAGCGTTAGGCTTAGCTTTATCAACTGGAAATGCAACGTCAATTTCCGAAAAAATGCGTATTACCTCAACTGGAAACGTAGGTATTGGAGATACGATTCCTTCAGATAAACTTGTTGTTAATGGAAGAGCCCGTATAAATGGTACAAACGCTTTAGCCTTCGGTAATAATGCAGGTGGATATGCACAAATAGCAGTATCTGGAGCAACTACGGGTAATTTATTGTTTTCTACTTATGATGGAGCTGCTTTAGGAGAGCGTATGCGTATTACAACAACTGGAAATGTTGGTATTGGAACAACAAACCCAGCGGCAATATTGCAAATTAATGCACAAGGAGCTTTATCAACTGACATAGCTTTCAGAGTTAGGAATAGCGCTGACACAAGGGACTTTTTAATTGTAAATGGAACAGGAGATGTTTACAATAACGGGGCTGGTGGCGTTAACACTTCAACTATTTTTGGTGAAAATTCTGGGAGAAATTCATCTGTAGGGAGTAATACTTTTTTTGGGTATTTTGCTGGTAATTCTGCAACTTCAGGAGGAAGTAATACAGCTATTGGTAGAGACTCTTTATCCCTAAACACAACAGGAGCCGCAAATACATCTATTGGGACTTTTTCATTATTAAGTATAATAGGTACAAATAATATTGGAATAGGGTTTAATGCTGGACGGTTTATTGCTGATGGTGCTACTTCTTTGACAACTTCAGGCGAAAGCATATTTATCGGAAATGGCTCAAGAGCAAATGGAAATGGAGAAAATAATCAAATTGTAATTGGGCATAATGCAATAGGACTTGGCTCAAATACAGTTGTATTAGGAAACTCATCTATTTTAACAACTGCTTTAAGAGGTAACGTAGGTATTGGAGCGACAACGGCTAACGCGAGACTTGATGTAAGAGCACAGGGAGCTTTGACAACCGATATTGCTTTAAAGGTTAGGAATAGCGTAGACACAGCTGATTTATTTAATGTTAATGGAGCTGGACAAGTAAATGGAGTATCTTTTAATGCTACAAATGCGGTTATGACTACTCGAGGAGGAAAAGCTGATTTATATGGTTTTACTGGTCCAACTTTAAGTTATTATAACGGAGTTGCAATTGTTCCAGCTTTAACAGTGATAGATACGGGAAGTATTTTAATTGGAACGTCTGGGCCAGCAGCTTCTGCTAAATTAGATGTTTTTTCAACTACTCAAGGATTTTTACCTCCGAGAATGACAACCACACAACGTAATGCAATTGTAACACCAGCAACGGGATTGATTGTTTATGATAATACTTTATTATCTTTGTATCAATTTAATGGAACTGCTTGGGTTGCTGTTGGCGCAGGAGGAGGTTCAACTAAAAGTATAAACTCTGTATCTACAAATACAGCAGCAGGTTCATCAGCAAGTACTGATTATTTTTACTTTGCATCAGGAACAATCAATATAACATTACCTACAGCAGTTGGTAATAATAATTATTACACAATAAAAAATGTAGGAACAGGAACAATAACAATTGATACTACTCT